ACCCGCAGAACCCCCCCCATCCCCCCGGTAAGTTCTTCCGATGTGACAGGAGAAGAAACCGTCGATGAACAATCCGTCTCTGAACCCCCCCAGATCCCCCCCGCCTTGGTAAGTTCTTCCGCGGCATCATTGACCACTGACGCAAAATCCAGTCTCACCACAACCAGCGGAAACTCCTCCGACCTAACAACAATTAGGGGTGGGCGCAGGACGAAGCATAAGAAGCGTGCTAAGAAGACCAATAAACGGGGTAAGTCGTCCAAGAAAGGAAGTAAAAAACACCGCAAGAGCAGCAAGAAATCTCACCGCCGCAGCAGCAAGAAGTCTCGCAAGTAAATCATAAAATCATTATTTTCGTACATTTATCAAAAATAATGATACATATTTTAGTGTCGGCGACGGGTAGTAGTAGAACGACTGGTCCGGCGGTTCATACGACTGTGAATGTTGCGTTTTTTAGTGACAATACGCAGTTTTCCGCCATATAGTTTACCATAACGGCTTTTATGTAACATTTCATTCCGATGTTTTTCACTGTAATCATTACACCTCGTCCGCGTTTTGTCATTATCGCATCTGTGTTTAAATAAATATCGATGTTCATCATTAAAATTACTGCATCCATTTGGTTTAAATTCAAAACGGCAAGGGTTTTTATATCTTGTTTGTTTTACAATTCCGGGTTTATTAATCACTCTAACTGGCCTTGGTAATTTTGTATTTGATGTACCACCTTCTCCGCTTGAACTACGTTCAGACGTATAAAGAAGACTGTTTAATACTTTAAGTGTATGTGATGAGATTTGAGGGTTATCTTCATAATATCTCCGGTAATAAAGCGAACACGTTGAAACAAATGCGGTAATGGATTGTTCTAACTCTATTTTTTGTTTTGGTGTTAGCAATAAGGTCAATGCTGTACAAAAATGTTCTAACCTTAAAGGTTGATTTATATCTACATAGGACAACTCAAATATATGTGTCTGATTGCCATTACTGAATACATCTATACTAAAATTAGCTTGATATAAATATTCTATAAATTTTTGTACACATTCTCCATATATTTGTGTTGCTATTGGTGGTCTAATATCTAATATTACAAGTGTTCTAAACAGTATGATTGCCGGATGTTCGGGTGTATCTCCGTATGTTTGGATATACTTAGTCATTACATCATCACGCAACAAATTAAAAGGAATATTGGCAAAAAACACACTTGGTGAGATTGTAACATCTACTGCTTCAGCATCCATTATCTTCGTCGTTGCAAAAGCAGCTGCTTCCCCCATAAATAAACAATAATAAAAACAAAGTATTATTCTTTATATTTATATTTAAATTATACTTTATATATCCAAGTATAATGAATAATAAACCGACAGAAAATAGTGTTCATAATGATACAGTATCTACCGTATCACTCTCCGAAACAATTGAAATTCTCTCAGATATATGGAATACGAACGCATCCATACCCGGCAACGAACACATTCTCGAGAGAATACACACATACGTGAAAACCCAGCTTCCACAGTCAATCAAGAATTATCAATCTGCGCACATAGAACGAGAAACACGAAAACAATCTCTCGAACTCATTGCAAATGAAATCACTGAACGGTTTCTAAATCGCACAAAATATTTCTATTGTCAGCAGTCCGAACTGTATTTTACATATAATAACCAGGTACGATACTCGCTTATTCATGAGGATGAAATACATCATCGTATTCTCGCCGACATTACTTCAAGTGCCGCCAACGTGAATACGAATAGCACAGTCACTGCATGGAAGTATAAAATCAAGAACCGTATTATTAAAAGTATCCAAGGCCGTGATATTCTCTCGGCGATACCTGAGTCGCGAACCATCCAAAACGTGATTGCGCATATCTATCCGTCTCTATTTCATAGTCGCGACCATGCAAAATATTTTCTTACAATTCTCGGCGACGTTCTTTTAAAGAAATCTGCGCCGCTGATTTATTTCATCCCACCAGTTGCAAAAGAGTTCATTAAGGACCTTGGATGTGAATGCTACGGATTATTCGGTTCAACATCAAATACATTTGCAACTGCATTCAAGTTCAAATATTATGAGCATCACTATAAGGATTGTCGTATTGTAGATATACATCCACCAATCCTTGGGGGAAGTGTTGGTGGAGGAGAGGTTATGAACACCCATCATAATCACAGTCATCAACAATCGTTACTTCGTCTCTCGCATATGTCCGACCTCAAGTCGTCAATAATTGATTTATTCTGTGTTGCTGCGCATTATTCGCATAGATTTTCTAGTGCAGATGATTTCTTACGATTACATTGTAAAACACCTGATGTCGCCTCTCATGCATGGTTTTTATCTGAAAGGACGGAACAGCAAATTATTCAAGAATTCATCGACTACGCAACAGAACCGGCGTCATCTGAACATGAAATTTCAATGACGAATATGTTGTATCTCTGGAAATTGTATCTCTCGCAATTTCGTTTGCCAAGTATGTTTTTTGCAGCGACCCTTAAATCAAAATTATTGGAATACGCAGCGTCGGCCTCACAGCCGCCAACTAGTAGTTCAATATCACAAGATGTATTTCCAAACCGCATCAGTAAATATCTACCGATTGTTAGTAAGTTTCGGTCTTTTTGGAACCAACACTGTTTCATTGACGATAAAGAAATCGAGCTAGAAATCGACGAACTCTCTACATTATTCAACGAGTATATGACAGAAATGGTTTCAACTCCGGCGATAACGGCATCATCCGTCGTGTCGCCTGGGTTGATATCCGTCAGCGACCAGACCCTTCTCGGTATGCTCCGCCATTTTTACCCCGACATTATTATCGAAGATGACAAATACATTTTGAATGTGGGTTGTAAATTATGGGACAAGAACGCCGAAATAAACGAGTACTTGATACAATTTAAAGAGCAATGCATTACAAACAATCACTCGTTTCCACAACCATTATATAATGCATATGAATACTATTGCGGAAGATGTTACGCAACCGCCAAGCGGCGTATTATCAGCAAACGATATTTTGAGAAGTATTTCATGGAAGAATACGCAAATTACATCGATGAAAATGGAATGATAATGATGTCGTGGTGGGTGGAAGACGACGCGAATACGCCAGAACACACATATACCGGTTCTTCTGCAGGAAAAGATACTGATGCGATGGATTATGACGATGAAATTGAAGAAGTGCATACATTATCGTAAAAATTATAAAGAAATTTGTGTGTGTGATTGATTACTTCCGGGTGAAACATGAACCCATACACACGGTCTTTTACGAATTCAAATGCGCAAGCATGTCGCTTACCATCGCGAAATCGAGTAATCCATGCAATCTCTCGAACACCTGTATTTGTATCCGATACAGATGGTGCAAGAGGGAGTTCGTGAAAGTAAAAATGCATGCTTTCATGCGAATGTCCTCCTTTGAATATTAGTTCTCTCGAGAGATTTAATTCAGCTTCATGCCTGCCTGACCACAAACTATTATATGAACGAAGGGACCCACCATAATATAACATCAAGAATTGACAACCGTGGCATATGCCTAACACCGGTAAATTTGGAAAATGGAATAAATAATATAGCTCAATATCGAGTTCAGGTTGCTCTTCATATTGTTTAATACGAAAACGCGCACCAGGTATTATCAAGCCGCAGATATCTTTACGTCGAATAATAGCCGGGTCACATTTTCGAGAGATTACGTATGGTATTTCGCGTGCATCGAGAGCGTTATATAATTCGTGGAGTTTATTCGAATGGTTTGGCGTTTCGCGTGTAATGATGAGTAACATAATAATTAACGATTTCTAATTCTTGATTATTATATATGGACACCTATTATTTGTTTCTACTGATGTTTTAACGCCTCTTCGGTGTATTCACAAGACGCGCACGACGACCAGTCTTGGAGTTAATCTTAATCGCACCAAACTTACCCTTACGAGCAGTGTAGCCATACTTGCGCAGACGATTTTCCTTCTTTGCAGTTGCATGCTTCTTAGCAGACACGATACGACCATGTTTGTTGAACACGAGCTCACTCTTGGTAAGACCACCGGGGGTCTTGTAGGCAGTATCATGCCAAACCTGAGCACGCGACCCCTCTAACATAGTGTATTTTTTACCATTCACGTGGTAAAATCCATCACCACTGCGATCAACACGTTTCACCATTTTACTAAATATCTCGTTATAAATTATTGTTAGAAAAAAGCAGAGGTGCATCATGAAATGGTGGCTCTTCGTATTTTATTCTAAAATGAATTGGTGATTGGCGCACCAAAGCCACCAGGAGCGCCATACCATCTTCCAAAACGATTAACGTTATTTACTGCATATACCTTTTTCACATTTTTTGTTTCGGTGGCTACTCGAATATTTTGCGCATAACGCATTTTTTTCGTGATATTTGTATTATTTGTAGATGTTGGCATTCCGGCAGTTGGATTTGATAGCGTAGGGCACTTGAAATACGGTACGCGAATATCATTATTTTGATTATTAATAACAATAGGATTGCCATTTGTGTCATACTGAACAAGCGCACCGTTAATATTGAAAACATCACTACACGTTAAACCCATACCGAAGGTGGTACGGTAACGTGGCGCAGTCATTGAATAAAGGGTTTATCTAGTATTAGAGATACATACTAAATCCAAAATAAAATTGAACATGAGTTAAAACAATCATTGGAATATACTGTACGCATTCCACACATTATTTCAAGACAATAACAACATAATGCCTCCTAAAGCTTCTTCTGTTGCTGCTGCTGCTGCCGCTGCCACTGAAGACCTTGGAAAATACCAAAAAATGACTGACACAGAACACATTTTGAAAAAACCGGATACCTATATTGGAACAATCGAGCGCACTGAAACAATTGACTATGTAATGGATATTGCGGCGACGACAAATCCCGTAAGTGAAGATGCGTCTAGTGCTGCTCCTCCCGTCCACGCGCTTACTCGTCGCAACATCACATACATCCCAGGGCTTTACAAGCTATTCGATGAAGGCATGGTAAATATGCGTGACCATGTTGTTCGACAAGCACAGGCTATTTCAGACGGAAAGCCCGATGCACTTCCAGTAACTACACTCGAAGTCGAAATCGACCCGGCGGATGGAACCATCCACATGACAAATGATGGCAACGGCATTGATGTTGCGGAACATCCTGAACACAAACTATGGATACCTGAAATGATTTTCGGACATCTTCGTACATCAACCAACTACGATGAGAACAAGAAAGAGAAAATTGTTGGCGGGAAGAATGGGTTCGGGTTTAAACTCGTCCTGATTTGGTCGGTATGGGGTCGTGTTGAAACCGTCGACCATATCCGCGGACTGAAATACGTTCAAGAATTCCGAAACAATCTCTCCGAAATTGTGAAACCCACGATAACCAAAACGAAAGTCAAACCTTACACTCGCGTGAGCTTCCGCCCAGATTATGCAAGGTTCGGGCTTCCATGCAATAACCTTACGCCTGATATGATCGCACTCTTCATGAAGCGCACGTATGATATTGCTGCCGTGACCGACAAGACCGTGAAAGTCAAATATAATGGCGCGCTCGTGCCAGTTCGTCATTTCCAGCAGTACGTTGATTTATACATTGGTGCAAAAGGAGGCGACAGCGGCGTGAAGCGAATTTACGAGAACCCCGACCCTCGATGGGAGTATGTCGTGTGCCTGACAACAACTGACGAGTTTGCACACGTAAGTTTCGTCAATGGTATCTACACACCGCGAGGAGGCAAGCATGTGGAATACATAACCAATCAGATCGTGCGCAAGCTGGCCGACCTCATCAAAAAGAAGAAGAAGGTTGATGTTAAACCCAACACAATCAAGGAGCAATTGATGCTCTTTCTGCGCTGTGATATCGAAAACCCGTCATTTTCAAGTCAGACAAAGGACGAGCTTGGTACTGCCGTTGCGAACTTCGGGTCGAGTTGCAAGGTGAGTGACGACTTCATCGAAAAGCTTGCAAAACTAGGTGTCATGGATGCAGCGTGTGCGCTGACCGAAGTCAAAGACACAAAAGCTGCGAAGAAGACAGATGGCGCGAAAACCAAAACTATCCGAGGTATTCCTAAATTAATTGACGCCAATTATGCGGGGTCGCCAGATAAGTCGGCACAATGCACGATTATATTGTGCGAAGGTGACTCGGCTAAGGCGGGTATTATCAGTGGTTTAAGCAAGGAAGACAGAAACTTTATTGGCGTTTATCCTATGAAAGGCAAGCTGTTCAACGTTCATGGAGAAACAACGAAGCGTATATCAGAGAACCGTGAAATAGCAGAAATCAAGCAAATTCTCGGACTTGAAACGGGGAAGACATACACCCCCGCCGATGTTGCCACAAAGTTGCGCTATGGTAAGGTACTCTTCATGACGGACCAGGATTTGGATGGTGCGCATATCCAGGGTCTTGGAATCAACCTGTTTCAAACAGAATGGCCGTCTCTTACCAAAATTCCCGGTTTCATCGGGTTTATGAATACGCCCATTCTCAAAGCCAGACGAGGAGCGCAAGAGGTATTATTCTACAACGATGGCGAGTTTGAAACATGGAAGAAGCAATTTCCTAATGCAGTTGTCCCTGCCGGATGGAATACGAAATATTATAAAGGTTTGGGTACGAGCACGGGAAAAGAGTTCAAAGAGTATTTCGAGCATAAGAAAATGGTGTCGTTTGTCCATACAGGAAAGGAAAGTGATGACCACCTCGACATGGCATTCAATAAGAAGCGGGCGGATGACAGAAAGGAGTGGCTGGCGAATTATTCGCGCGATGCATATCTCGATACATCGAAACCTGATATTCCCTATGAAGAGTTTGTAGATCGCGGCCTTATCCACTTCTCAATCTACGACAACGAACGTTCTATTCCGAACCTGATGGATGGACTGAAAATCTCGCTGCGTAAAATCCTGTATGCGGCATTCAAGAAGGGTGGATTGAAGACAGAAATCAAGGTTGCACAGTTCAGTGGGTATGTATCAGAGCATTCAGCGTACCACCATGGTGAGGCGAGTTTGAATGCAGCAATTGTCGGAATGGCACAGAATTTTGTCGGTAGCAATAACATTAATTTGTTAGAACCGAATGGTCAGTTTGGTACGAGAAGTGCGGGCGGAGATGACTCTGCAAGTGAAAGATATATATTTACTCAATTGAACCGACTGACCCGTCTTATCTTTCGCCAAGAAGACGACGCCGTATTGTCCTATATCAACGACGATGGACAAATGGTTGAACCTGTGTTTTATGCACCTGCAATCCCGATGGTTCTCGTGAATGGAAGCAAAGGAATTGGTACTGGTTTTAGCACTGATGTGATGCCACATAACCCGCTACAAATAATCGCATACATTCGTGCAATGCTTGCATCAACGCCTACCGCCGACCGTCCTGCTATCGAACCATACTTCAAGGGTTTCAAAGGAACGATACGAAATATCGCCGCAACAACAGTGCCTCCGAAGTACCTTATTAAGGGGGCATACGAAATCGTATCCGACCGTAAAGTGCGTATTACTGAGCTCCCGATTGGAACCTGGACCGATGATTACAAGCAGTTCTTGGAGAAGCTGATGGAAGCACCTGCTGCGTCGGCGGCGGATAAAGACAAGGACAAATCTTCATCATTTCCTGTATTGAAAGAATACACCGACATGTCGACAGATACAGTTGTGGATATCACTGTAACATTTCATCCGTCTTATCCTCATCTCCCGAAGGACCTTCAAGCGGTCATTGTTGATGCAGACGCAGGAACTAACAAACTGGAAAAGCTTCTTGGATTATTTACAACACAAAGCACGACGAATATGAACCTCTTTGATGCGCATGAGAAACTTCGCAAATACGCAAGTATATACGATATCATCCAGGATTACTACACGGAGCGTCTTGCTCTTTATGCCAAACGCAAGGCGGCGATGTTGGCTCAGCTCGCGAACGAATTGCGCGTGCTAACAAACAAATCAAAATATATTCAGGAAGTACTTGACGACAAATTAGAGTTGCGTAGGCAGACAAAGGAGGCCGTATTTGCAAAGATGACTGCGCATGGGTTTGAACATATCGATGGCGACACCGAGTATAAATACTTATTGAAGATGCCGATGGATAGTGTAACAGATGAGAATGTCAAGCATCTCCTCTCGGAGCGTGATACCAAACGTGCGCAACATCAACGGCTTAGAGAAACATCGATTGAAACATTATGGACGCGTGACTTGGATGAATTAGAGCAAGAATATAAGAAATGGGTAGCGGCATCTGCAGGAGCAGGAACATCGGATAAAGGCTCATCAGGTTCAACAGGTCAAGCACTAGCAACCAAGAAGAAAATGGTAATTAAGAAAGCGCAATAACGAACAAATATACCCAAATAATAATAATAAATATGCATGTATTTTTTATTATTTATTTATACACCACCGCATTAAAACCACGGCTTCAGTTCTAATGTCTTGTGTTTATAATCGGAAAAGTTGGGGTGTGCAATTGGTGTGTACATATTGCTAACATCGCGCTTATATTGAATATAACCTTCAGCTTCGCCATGCACGCGGGGTACGCAATATTCAAATACTAAATCATTCAACTCGATAATCTGCTCACGGATATCGGTGGGCGCATTTGCCGAATTCTGCAGATAAATTGTGCGCATGATAATACGGAGCGTGTCACAATCTTGTTCGCCAATTACATATTTACCGCGTGATCTCTGATATACACCGGCACGGATACCATTTTGAATAATTTGCATATTTTCTTTACTGAAAAATGCATTCGAAAGAGGTGTATTCTCCCAAATACCATTTAAAGCATCACGATATGTAACACACTGATGAACGGGATTTTTATCATAAAGAGCGAATTGGTCTTGAATAGGAGGTGTGAGAATATCAAGACGACCATTTTTAGGTTGCCCAATAAATGTCTCTTCTGGAAATGTGCGATAATCAAATCGGTTCATGAATTAGATGCGCTAAATAACGTTGTTGTATATTGTATAGATATATTTAATAGAGAGTATTTTATATCACTAATAATTATATAGCTAGTTACAAACTATCGTATTTCAATGGATTTTGTTTCATCTTCAAAAAACGTAGGTTCATCCGCATTTGGAAGTTCGAGTAGTTCAAATGGAAGTGTTTCAGACGGAGGGGGGCTGTTTAGCAACTTTTTCAACCTTACCATACAAAAAATGGTATTATTATTAGCAGTTATTGCGTTTGTTATTTCTATAGGAACAGTTGCCATTTTACTATGGAAATCGAAAAGTACTCAGCAATGGCCACCTGAGATTGCAAAATGCCCTGACCGTATGGAATTTGATGGAACAAATTGCGTAGATAACTATGGACTAGGTGTAACTGGTTTTCAACCAAAAACAAACTGTCAGAATTATGAACATATGAAAAATACATTAAAATCTTATACCGGTAGTGGTCTAACCGGAGTTGATACAGGATATGTTCCATGGGAGGGTATTGTCGATGGACAGGCTACACGGGCAAGTTCCTTAAAAAATTGTTTGACATAATAGAATAAATAACATACGATAAATAACATATGACTAATAATGTTTTATGTTATTCCTTTTATCCATTATTACTTACATACGGTAAGCGCCGGGTGCGGCAGCAGATGCATTCTTGGCAACCGCCGGGAGAGAGTCGGAAGGAGAACCCATGCCATACGTGCCAGCCTTCATGTTGCTAGTAACGCACATGGAGTAGAACAATCGGGTCTGGAAATACATGAGGGCATATACCAAAATCATCAGAAATGAATAAAGGCCGCTCATTATCGTGATTTTTCCCCTAAATAAAAGAACCAACGATGACACAAATCCTAAGGCAGCGATGGCTAGGAAGATAAAATTAACGACCGTAAGCCAATAAAACAATAAACAATAATCCTTATCAAGAGGAGCAAATAAATCTTGTATTGCGTTCATTTTCTGAATATACCCGGTTATAATATATAAAAACAAAAAAAGCTATTCATTTACATACATCACGATATCATGGAAAATTATACGGTATTTCTTGGCCGTGAAATAATTTACAATAATATACGTGATTTCTTAGCATCATTTCAAAAAAATAAGTCTGATTTGACATTCAAACGAGGTATATACATCTATGGAGCACCAGGCTCCGGAAAAACCGAATTCATCGTTCGATTATTAAAAGAGTTAAATTATGATATGGTCAAGTATGATGCAGGTGATATTCGTAATAAGTCAATCATCGAATCCATTACACAGCATAATATTTCTGATAAGAATATCATGTCTATCTTTCAACGCAAAGTCAAGAAAATCGTCGTGGTAATGGATGAACTCGACGGAATGAATAACGGTGATAAAGGAGGAATTACATCTCTTATTAAACTTATTCGTCCTAAAAAAACGAAAAAACAGAAACAAGAAGAAATAACGATGAACCCTATTATATGTATTGGGAATTATCATGTGGACAAGAAAATAAAAGAACTAATGAAAGTCTGCTATGTTTATGAGTTGAAAACACCAACACCTGCACAAATGACACAAATTATAGATATGACATTGCCAACAATAGACACGACGATGCGAAAGAACATTATTACATTCGTCCAAGGCAATCTACGAAAGCTAAATGCCGTGATGGAAATGAGCAAAAAATCAAACACGATACTCGCGAATAATATTATTCATGCCATATTTCAACCAAAGACATATAACGAGGACATCAAAAAAATAACCGAAAAATTAATGAACATTGAATATCCAATATCGGACCACAATGTTCTTATCAATGAAACCGACCGAACTACGATAGGCTTATTATGGCATGAAAACATAATAGATGTTCTCGAAAAAATGCCAGTACATATTTCGGCACCATTTTACAAAATTGTATTGGACAATATATGCCAAGCCGATTATTTTGACAGAATTACGTTTCAAAACCAAATATGGTTGTTTAATGAGTTGTCATCTTTAATTAAAACATTTTACAATCATTATTTGTATCATAAATCATTTCCGAAAAAGGCGCGGTTTCATCCAACGGAAGTTCGTTTTACAAAAGTACTTACGAAATATAGCACGGAATACAACAATCAGCTATTTATACAGAATTTATGCATTCAACTTTCAATGGACCAAAACGACCTTTTTACATTTTTTATGACATTGAAAAAACAGTACAATGAGGAAGAAATTCCACGTATTTTAGAAATGTACGAGATCACAAAATTAGATGTAAATCGTATTTACCGGTATTTAGACAAATATATGGAAAAAATGGAACCAGATACCGAAGAGGATGGTGGTGCATATGAATGTGAAAATGATATTAATGAATAAGAAACATCGTGGAAATATGCGTTTAAATAATACCGAAAACATATTATGAGTATTTAGAACCAATTAAGAATATTACTATGGGCGCTTCAATCTCATTTGATTCAAAGTATCGTTTAATTTTAGACACAGAGGTGGAATGTATTTCAGTAAATCCACCAAATACAAAATCATCGGCTTCTGCGCCTACATCCACGGATGACAGACGTAAAAACAAAAAGGGTGGCCGTGTTAGTGATAGTGATAGCGAAAGTGACCATGGCAGCGAAAGCGATAGTTCGAATGCAAGTGAGAGCGACAGCGAGAGTGAAAACAAGACATATACTGTGAAACTTACACCTGAAATCATAAGTTATATCCGTAGTTATCTTCGTAAAAATGAATTTTTAGACGAGTTTGATTTAATTACTGAAATTGACTTGGATAATTATGACCATGCTCCAGGTTCCGCATTGGTATTTAATTCCGACTCGATTGTGTTTAACACAAACAATCAAACAATTGAGTCGGTTGGAGAGTGGGAGTATCTTCCCCCGGAGCATGAAGAAAAGCAAGCGCATTCTTCATCGAAATCAAAATCCAAAACAAAATCGAAGAATAAGAACCGCCGCGGACATGATGACAGTGAAAGCAACAGTGATAGTGATGATGACAATAGTTCGAATGAGCGAAGAGCATCGAAGTACAAAACAAAAGATGACGACTTGCCGGTTAGTGAAATTGAAAATATTCTGAAGGTGAAATTTGAAGAATATAATAAAGGTCGTGAATTCATTATTCATGAATCCAAGAATAGTTTTCTGTGTTTGAACATTAACTCTGTTGAAATTGTAAAGGCATGAATAAGCATACAATAGAATAATATCATTTTATCATTGTGATATTATTCAGTATTCAGTATTATACATAAATCGTTTCAGATTGGGTAGGTCCTTGAACTTCATTTGACACCGGTGCGGGTGCCGGTGTAGGATGCGCTGGTGCTGGCACACTTTGTTGTTGGATTTTATATACATTTGAAAGTTGTAACATAAGTTCTCTTACGTCATGTTTTAATTGTACTATTTCTTTATCTTTTGCAGCATTATCTGCTTGTAATTGTTGTATAATTTGGACAACCTGTTGATTATTGAGTGAAACTGGTTCTTTTCCAGGTTCTTGTAATATGATTTTACCTCCTCCTGCAGCCGCAGCCTCTTCCGCCATTTTTGCACGATCTTTTTCTATTTGCAATGTCTGTGCGATAACATCCGGCTTCATTTCAGGGCGACCTGGCTCATAATTCGCCAATAGCCCTTCTAGCTCCACCATATAAAACCGTCGAAGTGCATTGTCCTTAATAAAATCCATTACCTTTTTCGGTGAATCTCTCACCACCTCCGGATTTGCATTTACCAACAACTTACGTTTATCGAACGTGTTATGTTCATGTGAAAATACAAGAATGACCTTCATCGGGTCCAATTGCACGAATGGTACAGTATAATCTTTCAAAAATGCACGTTCTTCCGCCAAACACGCATCATCGTTATACTTATGCTGTTTCAGCAATTTACGCTTAAATGCAAATGTTCCCGCAGTAGCATGGTTCGGTCCATATGGGCCAAAACGCTTCATCTGTTTAATATGTTTGAAATAAATATAAATTTCACTAGAACCAGCACACAATGCTTCAGGGTGTGACATTAACATTTCAACTGCATGGGATACGCGTTTAGGTGGGTAATAATCGTCATCGTCCATATAGACAAGTATTTCACCCCGCGACTTCTCGTGCATAAGGTTACGTTTTTTACCAAGCGTCATTTTGGTTTCATATTTGAAATACTTAACACGCGGATGTGATGCAACAAGGTCTTCAATCGGGTCTGTTCCGTCATCAATAATAATCCATTCCATTCGGTCCTGTGGATAGTCTTGGTCGTTAAAACATGAAATCATTGCATTTATAAAAGGACGACGATTAAACGTGGGAGTACATACACTGACAAATGGATATGTCTTGAAATACTCCGGTGTCGATTTTTCGGCTGGTTTTGCCATTGTTGTTGAGTTTTTATTTTTTCCACCCATATTTTTTTGTAATGTCACTGTTAATCGTATCGTATAACTGCGAATATAATAGCTCTTATACGATATTATTTATGTCCTTTCTGTCCTTTCTGTCCTTTCTGTCCTTTCTGTCCTTTCTGTATTATCATCCCCAATTTTTAATACTATTAAAAAAATTCATTATTCCATTCCAGTAATGAGTAAGATATAATACAAACAACATCAAAATGACAATCGCTGCTACATTTATATCAAGATACTCAAATGCATAATACATGAGTGTCAAGTTGAAAAAGAAGAATATAATAGGAACATAGCGCGAATATAACTCACGGTACTGGTCCCAGTGAAGAAGAGGATAAATAAAAAACGTTCCGATAAACTGAATAAGTTGTACAAAATATGATATAACCGGAATTATACCCAGACCAAAACCAGTTAATAATGACCATAATGACCCACCTATAAATTCTTTACGATGGTCTGTTTGGTTCAAAATCATACCGATTACCGTAGTAAAAAATGGACCTCCCATCAACATAAATCCGACAAATAATAAAAATACAAATGGCATAAGAATAATGAGCAATGGAGATACAACGTCGTATAATTCAGAAGGAATTGCATACGAAATCCGTGTTATTTGATTGAATATAAACAACATCATAGCGCGGTCTGATGTAAATGAAAATATGAAAGAATTATTAATCCATTGCTTAAATCTCGCTTTAATAAAATCCCAATTTAGAAGATTTACCTTTGTTACGCCTTCATCCACGCTGTCACGAACCATATCCACATCATCTTTCGTAAGACAGAACCATTTAAAGACATATGTATCAAGAAGAATTGCAGCCTTCAAGTATATTTTTTTGGTTGTTTCGATTTTATGGTCATCGGCTATTCCGCCAAATTTATCATCACAATCCTTTGCATCACATGACGTATATTCATTTGTATAACAATACGGCCATTCGTGGCGGTCAGTTGGAAATAATTTACTTAAATTCAGGTTATTATTCCTAATACTTTCCGGTGTGGAAAAAAACAGAATATTCACACAGATTATCGAAATAATGATAGTTTCGATAAAAAGTGTCAATACACTTAACCCGAATTCTTTGAGTGCTTCAACGTCAAATATGGATTTTGGCTTTACTTTTTCTTTGGGCTTCTTTTCTTCTTCTTCATTTTCTTCTTCATTTTCTTCTTCTTCATTTTTATCACCTCCAAATAATCCACCTACATTGCTAAACGTCCCTTCTTCTTCCTCTTCGCCATCATTTATATCATCCTCATCATCCGCCATTTTAAAGTTATATATACGAGAGAATATTATCGGTCTATCATTTCGCAGTTATCTTGCATACATTAAACCACAATTCCCTGATACAAACGTGAGTACATTGTACCGCTCCTCGAGGATATGTAAATCATAATTATAAAGATAGATATTTACGTTTGGTTTATTCATTCCGATAATCTCTCGTGTATTTGGATTACAAATCACCTTGACTTCTGCTGCCGAATCCAATGGCGGATATATAGTTGTCAATTCTAATTCAATCTGATTGAATTTGCTCATATTGATAGCACCGCTTGGTTGAAGGTCAAATGGGTCGGAATTCAGGCAGAAATTGTAGCAGTAAATCCCTGGTTTTGCACTTCCACGTGTGCGCGTGTATTTCTCTACATAATTATACACACCTGCATCAAGTAAATTCTCTCGGTACTTCCCATTCAATGAAATCCCTAACATCTGCAAAATATCGCGTTCATTTTCCGACTGAAAGTCTCCTGTAATATGAAGTCCAGTAAGACGTTTGTCTTTCGGGTTGATACCAGGGCCAATTCCATTTTTTGGACCGTTTTTATCGAAGAAGTAACGGTCAAATGGAAATGCTGGATTAGGAGGCTGACTTAGAATATCACTTACCTTGCTAATATTTTCACTAAACGAAGCTGGACGCCAGTCATCGTCAGTGGGAGCAGGTATGATATCATATGGTAAATAACTATACGGCCAGTTTGTATAATTACTCCATTCATTTCGCAAATTAACATCACTCCTCTGGAAAAACATTGTCCATGATGCAACCATTCCCATTGAATTCTCTATTTTGATTTTCTTATTCCCGGTTACATCATTGAATACCCAATCGTAATACGACTTAATCAAGTATTTTTGTTGATTGGCAGCAAAGACTTTGGACTCTTCATCCGAGAGAAAACAATATGTTGACATCAAATGAACATCAGCGTTCCAATCTGTGCGAATGCTTGGATATGAATTCAACGATAAATCAATACTTGGAGGAGGATATAAAAATCGCCACATTTGATGAAGTGGGTTCGTGAAATCTGGTTGAACCACTGGCCAAAAATTTCCAGGGTCACCTACATCACGAATAGTGAATAATTCCTTGACGGGACGTAATGTTACATCTATCTGTAGTTGATTATACTGCAAACAAACAAGCGGAAATGCCATTTTGGAGGAAAGCGTAAACCATGCATTGATTGGAATATATATTTTTCGCCCACGTATCGATGGTTCTGCGCCGGCTGCACTACTTGTACGATATGCATTCGGATACTGGTTCAAACGCGCACCGGAACAACCCGGATTATTTAATTCAGGGACATGACCAGTCATTTCGTTATACAATTCGCGCTTTGTAGAATCTAGGTCGCGCTCCATAATTGCCATCAAATTATTGCCGGTAAATTTTTGAAGCGTCATGCCTCCAACAGATATGACAATTTCCTTCACCATTTGTGTTCCAATATTCTCAATCCACCGAAACTCATACGGCGCCCACATATCTTCTACATTTGCAGGAGGATGTATTGGGCTCCATATGGATGGCAATGTAACGCATATATACGTATCCATCAGTAGTTCAGCATACCTCGGGACATAAAATGTGAATTTAGATTCTTCTGTCATACGTAACTTTTTCTGACCATCAAAATCAATTCTAAACTTTTGAAGGCCAAAATTTGTGTATTTAAGATATGTGCTTTTGAAAAACGACTTTTTTGGATTACCGTTAAGAATTACATTTTGGTTGCCTGTAGCAACAAGATTTAATAAACCACCGGTCATTTAGTATTTTATTGGTTGGACGACTTGTTATATTTGTTATATATAACTTTATATAAAAATCTAATATTATATACAACATAATGAAAGAAAATCAAGTCGAATTCGTATTTATAGGTATAATTATTATCGTTTTTGCAATATGGAAGATATCTGAAATAATTAAAACGAGATGTTATGAAGCAAAAACAAGAATAAAGGAGGGGTTTGATGCAGAAAAAGCGCGAAAAGCGAAAGTCGATGAAAAAAATAATAAACAGCCAGAACTTATGACAAAACTACACGACTTACTTAAAAAAACCAACATCGACCAGTTCAATGTAAGCGGGAAAACATTATCCACAGAGAATTTTACTGTAGAAACACCAGAGCATGAAATGACAGTAAATCAACGTAAAAAGGCGGCGACTATACTTGATAATTTCACAGAGGGCCAACCTCGTCCGGAGCCAGTAGCAGCACCGACTACTGACAAGCCCATTAACGCAGAAAAGGAAGGATTAGAAAACATGAATGAAGATACAAAAGAGTTCATAGACAAAAATATCACTTCGATTAACCCACAAGATAATCAAAGCAAGTTCAAGTTGCGCGATTATTACATCAAGTCGGCATATAATGCATTTAATCCAGATAAATTCAAAAACTCGAATGTCAGTATGGATGCATTTTTGTATGTTATTGCTCGGGGTTGTCGTTTCATCGATTTTGAAGTATTCTCTGTGGACAACCAGCCGGTTATTGCGTCATCGTCGGTGAATTCGTTTAATTATAAAGAGACATTCAATCATATTCCCGTTTCTGATGCATTCGAAGTATTAGGAAGCTATGTTTTTTCTGGTTCAAAATGTCCCAATCCAGGTGATCCATTCATCATTCATATGCGTATGATGTCGCGTAATATCACAATGTATGACAACCTTGCAAAAATAATCTCTCAAAGCAAGACCGTTGCAAGAAACTTGCTCGGACCAAAGTATGGCCGTGAATACCAGTCGAAGGATTTAGGCAATGAGAACCTCCTCGACTTTAAAGGTAAGATTATATTAATGGTGGATGGGACAAATCCGGTTTATAGAAGTACAAAGCTATTCGAATTGATTAATATGAGCTCAAATTCTCTTTTTCTCTCGAAATATACGTATTTTGGTGTAAAGAATATTGGCGATCCGCAAACATTCAAAGAATCGAATAAGAAAAATATGTGTCTTGTTATTCCGGATAAGACTGGGCGACCATTAAACGAAGGGCACAATGGTCCCTATACATGGGGGTGTCAAATCGCTACAATGTGTTTTCAGGAAGAAGCGCGTGATGAAAAGTTAAAAGCATACGAAGATAAATTTGCATCTGTTGGGTATGCGTTTATTTTGAAACCAGAGGATTTGCGTTATGTGCCAATTACGATTGCTCCACCTGCTCCTCCAAACCCGAAATCATCTATGGAGGCGCGCCCGACAGAAGCAGCTGGTGGTGTCAAAATCACATTGTAGTCATATATTCTATAACTACCAATTCAACTCTAAAAATATCTAATCATATGATAGTAGTATATCATATTATTTTAGGTTCATTGAACTATGTTAAAAAACGACAATATAGAAGGTGGAGGCAAAAGCAAGCATGATAATAATGATAATAATGCAACATTTGAAGAAAAAGAACTCGATATCCTGCGCGATGCAGTTGATTTGGTTGAAAAACGAAAGGGTGAGAAAGTCATTCAAGACCCAAAGGTCCAAGAAATCATCTCTATCGTAGAGAAATTTATTGCAGACAAGAAGCTTGTTTGTTATGGTGGAACTGCCATTAATAATATACTACCAGAAGATTCACAGTTTTATAATAAAGATATCGAGCTTCCTGATTATGATTTTTACTCGGATAACGCACTTGATTGCGCGAAAGAACTTGCAGATATATATTACAAGGCTGGTTATGAAGATGTTGAAGCAAAATCAGGTGTGCATCATGGAACATATAAAGTATTTGTAAATTTTACAGGTATTGCAGATATTACACAAATGGAACCGGCATTATTCAACGCAATCTCTCGGGATGCAATCATAAAAAAGAATATACGATACGCTCCTCCTGACTTTCTTCGTATGGCAATGTATCTCGAACTGTCGCGCCCCGATGGCGATGTATCTCGTTGGGAGAAAGTACAAAAACGTCTTACCCTTCTGAATACACACTACCCTCTCAAAGGGTATGATTGCGATAAAATAGAGTATCAACGCGGATTTGATGGTTCAACCATGTCAAATACGGGCGAAATTAGTATTTCAAGGACAAGGTCGCGTTCGCGGTCTCAGTCCAGGTCGAAATCTAGAACGATTACCGTAAAAAGGGGAGGTTCAAAACGTGATTATGATGATGATGAACAAAGTGTTAAGTCACATAGACGTGATGCTATTCGACAAATAATGAATAAATACCATAGTCTGGCTGCATATATGAAACGGTTGTATCATAGTGTATCCTCTCATGAAGAAACACTCGGTGATTTCAAATACTCGATTGAAGAAGACAAACTGACACATCGTTATCGCTTAATTGCAATATATGAGAGATTATTTGGCAAGGACGATGAATTTGTATTGTATTCAATGAAAGCGAGAGATTTAGACCCGACAACAACACCGTCTCCTAGTAAATCTCGGTCTCGGTCTAGGTCTCGGTCGCGTTCTCATTCACGAAGTGAACCAAACGTACCTGAATACTCTATAAAAAAATCAAACATTTCATACCGAGGTAACCGAGAGAAGGAACTCGCTGAAACTGACATCTACAAAATTGTCCGTAATGTATTTATCGCCAATCGCGCTGTCTTTTTTGGTGGGTATGCTAATATATTGTACTCACGATATATGCCTAGACACCAACGACGCATTGTTCGAGAGATACCTGATTTTGATATTCTCTCGGAAGACCCGCGAAAATTATGCGAAGAAGTTGTCCGCGAACTCACTGAGCATAAATATACCGGAGTAAAATATACAAAACATGCAGGTGTCGGCGAAGTCATTTCAGAACACTATGATATTCGAATTGGAGATGAAGTCATTGCATTTTTATACAAGCCTCTCGCATGTCATAGTTATAATACAATACGAATTGATAACGAAATAATACGTATTGCTACAATCGATACAATGTTGAGTTTTTATTTGGCGTTTATTTATGCTGACCGCGTCTATTATGATATCAATCGTATTCTTTGTATGTCGCAGTTTTTATTCGATGTACAGCAACATAACCGGTTAAAGCAAACCGGATTATTACGAAGGTTCAGTATTAATTGTTATGGAAAACAACCAACATTAGATATGATGCGGTTCGAGAAAACGCGGAAATATGAGGAATTGAAAGGCAAACGTGGTTCGAGAGAATTTGAAGAGTGGTTCCTCAGGTATATTCCATACGAAAACGCGGGTGCAGGGACGAAAGCTAAGGCAAAGAATGCGAAGAAGACTGTGAAGAAGTCGCAGAAATAAACGATGATTACCGTAATCCCTCCCCAAGTTTATTGAATATCTTCATAATAACAAAAAATGTTCCGGCAAACATGACACTTGTGGCGGTAAGTCCCATAATTTTGAAATTTCCATCTTCGCCAAATAACGAAGGTAAAAAATGAAGCAACTGGGCACGAAACACCGGCATCTGAAATATAAAATAGAGAACACCTATAAGAACAGGCATTTGAAGGTCATAGTATATGGCTTCAATTGTGTCAAGTTGGTTCGATTGTCGTACATTTGCGCGAGCGATACTTTCCATGGATGTATGTTCCTTGATGTAATCTCCTCTACCTTCTCCATTTGACGCCATCATTTGTGGCTGTGGTACATAGTTGGGACGAGCTTGGTCATCATGAGTGAATGCGTTCGGGTTCATCGGAATATCTCTCGTAGGTATCATTGTCATACCATTGGCACTAGCCCGTTGAACTCCTTGCATAACCTCATTCATTACATTACCCGGTATTTGTGTAGGACCATGTGATGCCATCGCATTATTATCAATATTGGGCGAATAGATAAGCGGTGCCCCCCCTTGCCCTGAACTTGGCATTTGACTGCTTAAAGGTAAATCGTCAATACTTGTTGTGTCGCTCATTATAAAAATAATAGATTATCCTAAATAAAATAAATAAGATTATACATAATGTGAAGAACGAAGAGAACCTCTTTTGGACGCGATGATTATATAGATACGTCTACTAATTATATCTTTCTTATCATATTTTTTAACATGAAGACCCACATATGTTCGTCAATATTTATTAAATACACATCGGGTTCAGTTAGGAGTTCGTTATTGTATTATAAAATAAATATAATAACGAGGTAAATAAATTCATTTTTAAGTAAGTTTCACTTCTTTCTTACCTGCTTCGCATTTCACCGTTTTTGCCTTATATTCATAACACTTATCATCAAGTTTATACGTATCTTTATCTAAATCCTTTAGAGGTGGTGCACGAAACCTAATGCACGAACGGTCTTTGCATACCTTACGAAAAAGTGACGCGATACCTAAACCGAGTATGACTGAAATAATAATACGACCAGTTTCTGTATGAAGTAATCTTTGAAAGCCCATTGTATTCTAATATATAGAGATATAAATTAGAATACAATGAAAAAAGTATAATGGTATAATATTTTGATAGTTAAATTATGAAATTATGAATTGATATAATTATCTATACATCCAGAAAATCCACCATCTATCTTTATATATGCGCAATTATAATTTCCATTTTTTTTCATAATCTTCCAAAGATTTATTAAATGAGTTTTATCTTTAAACGTGTCCATTGTTATACTACATCCGTTTTCAAATTTATTCTCAACAACAGACAAGGTCTCTATAACTCTACAGTCTTGACCGTATTTTTGCATAATTTTTAAAAGTTCCTTACAATTTTTTTGAGTAGAATTTGATACACTTATTTCCGTACTCATTTATATTTCTATTTATATCAATGAATTATAAATATTGTTGGGTTTATATTATATTATTGTCGTTAATTTATCACTTGAATTGGTAAAGTATTCTAAAATAGAAAATAATTCCTATGCGTGGTTTATAGTATATTGTAGTACATATTATTATACCTTTATTGCACAGGTATCTTCTTTATTTTACCTTTTGCATTGGCACATGACACTTCTTTTGCGTCAAATGAAACGCAATTGTCTGCATTGTCTTTAAATTGAAAATTACGAATATTGTCGGGGGTAGGATATACATAAATAATCTTAGGGTTTGGTACCGAAATATATACATAAAATAGTCCGATGGAAAGGCTTACGAGAAATATCGGAAGAGAAATATGTTTGAAGATATCTAACATTTGTGAAGTTGAAAGAGGAAGGCTGGATTGTTTGTTTGATAGTGCTATATTATATCGCGATATTAATCCATTGTCACGCTAATATTTGGTCCGAATTATTTATAGTCCTTCAAAAAGCTTGGCTCTTTCCGCTGCCAATTCTGCAGCCTTACCCTTATACCATGTGGATGATGGGTCAGGTTGATGAACAAATGTTTGCTCAAGTCGTTGTGTTCCAACGACCGGACCGACCGGTCCAACTGGCTTACTCACAATCCGGGTATCCGCAATCCACTTTGGCATAATCACTGGCATGTAAAGCTCATGATAGCTATACGATTTCTGTGAGAGATTGAATTCACCATCATTATACATTTGAACGAGCGCGCCATCTGAATTTTCAGTTGTCTCTACTTGCGAATATACGTATTTTGTCTCTCGTAATTTATTAAATGCTGGTTCAATATCCTGCTGATAAAGCACGAGAATGTCGTCGATGATACTCTTATTCTTCCATTCTGAATCGCGAAATTCAGTGATATATTCCTTAATTTGTGCAATTTTTTCAGAAATAACACGGGTGTGTATATCGGTATCTTTACGACGGTCATCGTTGTCCGTTACAGTCAAGTAATATGTACGAAACTCGGAGTACATCTTTAATTGTTCCTGCAACTTATGTTGTACTCCGTCAAACTTGTCTATAAGTTCATCTTCACTTATGAAACTGAATAAGATGTCCAACTTCATCCGAATGATTTCATCTTTCGTAGCACGAACCTCTTCGAGAGACTCGTTCATCAATGTTTCTAAACTTATGTATTTGCCGCGCATAACTTCAATATGAAATCCGCATGGTTGAGAGATATTGCCGCAAATGGCCTTCAAAACGCCGTCTGACTCGGTGAAAATCGACCCCCCTTCTTGCTTACAAACAATACACGCAGGTTTAATCATTGAAAGTCTTCTGGTTTTTTGTTGCGCCGACAGCGAATTCCAGTTCATGATTGGGTCGTTCATTAAACGCTGACGACGCTTTTCAAGCGCAGCGTTGTACTTTTCTTTCAACGAGTAATATCCATGAATTGCATCGTTTATTTTGTTACGTTCATCTTCTGGTATCAGTTGGTATGGATAAATCATGCCACGAAACTCGTTTGGGTCGGCAGCACGTTGAAGGTGTTTTTTTAATGCATCTTCTTGTTTTTTTGTTACTTCGAGTAAAACACGTGTGGCTTTTTTTAAATTATCACGGATATCTTGTGTGCGTTTCTGTTCGGCAATACGCGACGCTGCTGCGCTGCCGTGCCGACTTCCTCCATATTGTTGTTGCGAACGTTCTTGAATTGCTGCATGTAAATCTTGATACACTGATGCATTCATCTTGATAAATAACTCTACTACTATAAATACAATAGATAAATCTCTTGTTACATCCTACGCCTATATCTATTCTTATAGTCTATGTCACGTATCACTTACGCATAATTACGTTTCCAATAATCTTCATCGGGGCTCTTCCATAGCGGTAAATTCGTGAGCATCCCCATTCCATTCCCAGCTGGATGGATTCGACAATCCATCGGTATTCCTTTACTTTGCGCATAATGGGTTGCATTTACCATTTTCAATTTCGAGAGAATGTATTCTTGTTGCTGTTGTTTCTTTGCTGCTAATTCTTCTGATGTCGGTTTGCCTTTATAACGAAGATATAGAAAGATGCCTAAACAGATAAAAAAAGCAACACCTGCTGTGAAATTAAAGGTTTGCGTATGGTAATAATCCTTTACCTTATGACATTGCTCGAGAGATTTACTCAAGAAATATCGCACACCGGGTTCGGTCAATGTTGGGGCTGACGCTTGGTCGCTCATCAATAATAATAAGGTGGATGAAGACTAGCTAACTATTATAATATGAAAAAATAACGAGACAATGAAAACGCAACAAATGCGAAGAAATAGACCGACGTGAGAGAACGATACAAAATAATCCTGGTATAGTGTAATACAGAAACATTACTTCATTATTCATTACTTCATTATTCATTCATGGCAGAACTAAGTTCAAGTGTTGCAATTTTATATTTCTTAGCTATTTTTGGAGCATATTCGTATTACAAATATACCAAAAAGGGTATCTTAAGCGGAGGAATAATGTTTTTATTTTTCCTCGTACTAGTGACAGGTGAATACTTTATTAACCTCGCAATGTCGAAAGATATTTGTGGATTTGACCAGGAGAAAACCGCATTAATTGCAACTCTATTGCCATGGTTCCTTATATTAGGTGTTTTAAAATCAGCATTAATTGTATTTCCTGGATGGCTGACACCGTTTAGTAACACTTTCGGATTTATCTTTGTTTCGGCCGTTACAGACTTGAAAGAAGTGTTTGACAATATTTTAACGCCACAGTTTGATTTAGCGCCAGGTTCTCAAAAAAGTGCAACTGGAGGGCAAGTTGGTGGCGCAAACGAATTACAAAATATCGCAGACATACCATCTGACGAAATAAAGAACAAACGTGATATTGGACGTGCTTTAGAACAAATTTATACAGACCAATCTATTCTTCTCAATGAACTCAACCTTGATAATCTTGACCGTTTCTGGGATAGTTTTAAAGACTCGCGTCTCATCCGACCCTCTGCAAAAATAGACGACCTGGAGAAAATCAGGTCATTTTTAATGATGAAAACAATCATCGGTGAATTTGTTTGGTTAGTATTATGCGGTATGTTGGCGGTTAGTATCAGTTATAATTATTTACTGAATATCGGTTGTTCATTCACGCCCGAACAACAGAAGATACGGGCTCAAGTACTTAAAGAGAAGCAAGACGAAGCGAAGAAGAAAGCGGATGCAGAGAAAAATAAGATTATGACGATTACAAGTTAATTATGAGACTTTTTAGGACGATATATATATCATCATCACATAAATACACGGATTGCGGGTCTAGATATGTAATATACTGTTAAATATGAGAGAATACCCAAAATTATCGCAACCAACCAAATTGGAAAAATTGTTTTACTTGAATATCCAATGCCAAATTCGCGCAGACTACCGTCGTCGTTATAAATAAATGATGGGTTCATGTATTGAACCAGCATAAAAATGCCAACATATAATAAAATGGCTGCACCTGCTAAATTATTTCGGATTATATTTTTCATTGTGTTCATCGTATATTGTAATAGTCTTTCTACTAGTATATTACAATATTACTTTTTAATCATTACTACCTTTCGCTTTTTGTAAGCTTTTCCAGATAGAAATCCATTGTCTGCAAAGACAAATCATATAATTCGATAATTTTTTTACATCTTTATCAAATTCAGCTTCAAGTGCTTTGTATTCCTTTTTCAAATGGTCATGATTATTTTTCAGAAGTGATAAATAGGTTTCACCTCCTTTGATTGCTTTGGTTAAAAATTTAGAATCAAAATCTTTAATATAACTCTTTTGTTTTTTTTCATCCGGTTTGGTTATAAATACCTCATACATCCCAGCGGACCCTAATGCAAATGACCAAGCAGCTTCTTGTTTCTCTTTATCTTCCTCTATTTTTTTTGATTCTCTCTTAATAAATGCGTTATTTGAAATCATTTCCATCGAGCTCTTTGCTTTATTCGTTTTTGGTTCATTACCATTTATATCTTTAAAAGGCCAATTATTATCTGCAACTGTCTCTATATTTTTCATCGCACTTTCTAAACCATCAATAATATCATCATTTTTAATATTTGGTACTTTAAAACCTATATTTGAGCATAGTGTGCTACCATCACCACTGCGTTTTCCGCTATTTTTAAGTCCCTCTCTTTCTTCTACCCCATTTTCGAACATGGTCATCGTAACAACAACAATAAAACTTGCAAAAATCGTAATGTCGCGTGTTCGATAATAAAGGTACAATAATAATCCCGAGAGAATAATATAAATAATAACCTTCTGGTTCATTTTCTACTTATTTATATTATTCGGGTATTAAAAATTACTATTTCTTGTTTATTCCCAATCTGCCGCACCACCACCGCCGCCTTCATACCCTTCACCTTCATCATCATGTCGATGAATAAACGCGGTATCATCTTCCCCAGCATCGTCATCTTCTGGAATACCCGATGACATATCAAGCTCATGCGCCTCGATTTCAGCTGCAACACGGTCGGCTTCCAACGCGTCCATTAGATAAATCTCTCGGTTCATATCTGTCACATAGTCTCTACGACCAAGCTGTCGTTCTTTTTGTGCGATCTTCTCCATCTCATCGCGCTCTTCGTCATAATAATCTTGGTCATAAATAACTACACCAGTTTGTGATGTTCCACGGCTCCATATCCCCATCTTATGTGTCTTCATCATATTTTCTAACTGCCGCTCACCCACAGACATGGCGCCAATTCTCTCGACAACACCATCTTTCTCTTTATCTTTCACACGTGTGAGTTTCTCTTTAATATTTGCGAGGTTGAAGTTTATTGCCGATTTATCTTTTTCAACAATACGAAGATACGCGACCATTAATTCGGCTACGCGTAATCCAAGTGCTTTTTTATCACCCATCATCATATCTAATTCTGATACAAGTTGTCCTTTGTCGGCTGAAGCAGCATCCATAGAATAGAGACGAGAATGTGGGTCGATATCATCTCGTTCTTCTTCTTCGTCTTCACGAAACGCGGCGGTTCGAGAGATGGCACCGGTCGTAGGTGATACAAAGCTTGTAGCGACCATACGCTTACTACTCATTGTGGCTTTCGCCGACTTTGCGCCAACAGCACTTCCAGAAGATTTTCCTCGTCGTATTAATCTGGTTGGTTCGGTTTGATAAATCGTAATCGGCGTCTCAACGACGAGTTGAACGAAAGTTCGCATAAACGAGAGAAAATAGAAGAGATACAAATTACATACAATACTTCGGTCAAACACGGAATATATTGTGAATATATTCTTACGTGTTGAATGAGGTACGCGTTCGCCAAGCTCTCTCTCGATATCAACTTCGCGAGGAATATTCGCTGCTGCACCATGAGGTTGAACCGCCAATGCAGCCGCCGCCGCCGCAATCTTTGCATCTTTCTCTTCATCAAAGAAAATCTCTGCCATGAACGGCGTATTTTCCGACATGAGCTTTAAGTCACGAACATGATGCTCTGCATGACGCAGGACTTCTTTGATTACATGGTCGTTATAGAATGTCTTGAGAGATGTATAATGTGACGAAATAATGCCCTTGATATCCTTCATATGTGTCGGAGAGAAACCCCAATGTTTCGGAATATTCGTATCATCGAAATCTACGCCATAATGAATAATGGACGGAATAACATCGATGAGACGTGTAAGCGTATTCTTCATGAATTGAATACTTTTCGCTCTTGTTTCGTCTGTAGCCGACATTAGAACTGTACTACTCTTATTAATTTCAAAATCAAGAACCGTGTCGATGATTTTCTCAATCTCTCGAAACTTGGCCTTCGTTTGTTTTGCATGTTGCTGTAGAAACCCGACAACAGTTTCGCGCATCTCTCTGTTCTTTCTTTGTAAATAGTTCTTCAGGTCGCGCATTTCTTCTGTATCTTCTTGGACGTACTGTGGGGATTGTGATTGAAGAATTGCTAAGATAAGCTGCCGTAATTCTCTCGGAATAATCGATTGGTCAAGTTCGCTGCGTCTTTCTTCGGCCGCAACACCTTCACTGTCGCATCGTTCCAAGTAAAGAACTGCATCTTGAAATCGCTGAAACTGTGTGTTTTCTTGTGGTCGAACTGCGGTCTTATACCCGGCATCCACCATCTTATGTGCATTCACAGCTTTCAATAATCTCTCGAGGCTCTTGTCATCGAATATACTCGAGTCTTTTTTCAGTTTTGCTATTTTAGTTTCGATTGTATCCGATGACGCCCAATCTTGCGGTTTCGATGGACAAATCTCTCGAAGTGCGGGATGCAAATACATCATAATAGCAGTTGCGACTGGATTAGCCGCGTCACCGACCGACGATGAAGTTTGTTGCTGCGCATATTGTTGGTTCATTTTGCAATAATGAATAAATGCTCGGTAAATGGTTTGTTCGTTAAATGCAGCAGGGATATTCGGATACTGAAAACGCGTATTTCGATTATCAATGATAGTTGTTGGACGTGTAATCACCGCCATTTCTCTCAACGTTTTCGTCAAGAATGCGATAATACGGTTATGATGATGTATATTCTGTTCGCGCTCCATAAAATAGTCAATAACTCGCTTGCTTCGTCGGTCAATCGGCTCATTACAGCACGCATTTTCAAGAAATGGTTCGCTTGCCATATTCAGAAGAAGCGGACTGCTATTTTTCACGATGTGATGTATCATTTGTTGAATAGAGAGACCGAAATACTGACACTTACTTTCAAGCACCGCGAGTTTATCATGCTGACCATGATATCCACGTTTCATATCAGTAATAAGTTGGTTCGTGAAATCTGATGCAACATTCTGAGGCGTTGGCATATTGTCGAGAGATTTCATCGGAGGCATAAAATTGCCCCATCGTAGTATAGATAGTTCTTCAGGAATGGCTTCCCCTAGACCCGCACCCCCCTCCTTTGTGCGCAAGTAGTCGCGTTTCGCCTGTAGTCGTTCCTTGATGAGCGGTTTTGTCAATATTGATGTATCCATTAATGTTTTCATCTTTGCAAGAATATCGGCTTCCTTCTTGAAAGATTTCAAAGTATTCCACGGTTCGATACTCGTTTTAATTTTATATGCGATACATGCAATATACATCATACCCGATACATCGCCATCGCCATCAATTGGATAGCCTGAAAATGAACGAACACATCCAGCATGTGTTTTACGAGTTTTTGGAGAAGGTATCACGCATTGAATAGAAATACCAAGATAAGATAATGTAAGAAGAAGCAGAGTCTGGAAAAATATTTCTTTATACGGGGCAAGATGCTTTCCTTTCTCTAGGAAGAATTTATCTGCTTTCTCTCGATATTTTTCTTCAGATGGAACCGATGAAACCAATAACGCGAGAGTATTCTGAATAATAAACTCGCGTTCAGAGTGTAAATCGATACCCATATAACCGGTCATTGTAGTAATTATATTATTAATAATCTTAGCATTTGGACTATCATATTTTTCAAGAATACTTACTCCGGTAAGACCACCTCCTCCAGCTACAGCCGCCGATGCAGAAGCCGACGCGGCCGGTTTTGCAACCTTAAGCACCCCTTCTCCTAGGTCGGCTTCAATAATATCTCTTGTGACGAGACGAAATCCGGTCTCATCATACCCTTCATCTGTAATGTGCTCTATTTTTTTAATAAGCGCGCCGCTATATTTATCTACCCACGCCTCTCCATCATCACTTATTGTACCGCGTTCTTTACATATCGTATCGATTACAACAGATAATGAATTTGCAGATGATGATGAAGAAGACGATTGAAGAAAAGCCACTGCAATCGTTTCATAAAAGGATGGTAGCAGTTTGGCATTTGATTTGATACAATACAACCAATTCGGGTCTTCATCCATGATTTCATTTGCCTTACGCGTGAAACTCGTAATAAATTGCATAATGTCATGCTGCCGTTTCACGAAATCGGTTTGAGCAACAATCTTATCTTTGAGCGGTTCCATTGGCGAAATGAGTGCATCAATATCATCATATTCTGCATCATCATCTCTTGCACCAGATGCCGATGCTGCTGCGTGAAATCCAAGTTTGTATTTCCTGTCGTTGTACTTGTAAAATTCTTTGTGCTGAATTTCGCTAATACGCGCAATGTTTTTCAGGTCGTATTCGAATTTTTTATTTACAAACTCCATGAAATTGTCTCGGGTTACTTGATACTTTACATCGAATTCTGCCTTCATTTTATCTAAGAATGATTTTCTGATGACATCGACGCCTTCCTTGCTAGTCATATCGGCAATTACTTTATCCCTACTACTATCACTCATACCCTCCATGCGTCCGAATTCACTAGTTTGTGACATCATATTACGTGTTGCATCTATTGCCAAAGGAATACAGCTGCGATTTACGTTACAGAAATAGTTAATGTCACTACTAGGAACAAGATCTGGAAGACTGGTATCACGCACCCACTTACCGTTTTCGCGCTTATAATATAAATACCGGGTTTCTGTTGTTCCTAGGTCGTCGTATTCACTTGGGAACATTTGTCGTGAAGTTCCTGACATTTCATGTTCTACATATTCTTCTTCTTCAACAACTGCATAGTCGCCATCGCTGACAGTTCGTAATCCAGGTCCAGTCAGTATCGCTTCCATCTCCTTCTTTGCATCTTCATACGTCATTTTCTTCTTCTTAATGAGTTCATCCACAATGAACATTTCGAAATCAATAGAACTCATACGTTCTTGTTCTTCACGGTACGACTCCAAGAATGCATAATCGGTAGTGTCGTATTTCTTATCAAAGAAAATAGGATCGTCGCGGTCATTATCTTCTTCAACCGCTTCCTGGTTTGGATAATTCTTCGCGAGGACCATATTGAAACGCTTCGGGAGTTCCACCGCAGCAGCGCCCCCTCCCGGCGCACCTCCTTCCTGTTGGCCTCGTCTATCACTAATGTTTTGACCGGTTGCACCACTCCGCATTGCACCTGCATCCCGTAATTGCTGGCTTTGTTCGCCCAAAACAAGGTTAAAATCAAAGGGTGTAATAAGTTCGGTCGTTGTGATTGCAACAGCGTCCATATACAACTTGGCATAATCTACCGCCAACATTCGCGAGAGAAGCTCTGAAGAAGTCAATAAATTTTCATTGTATTCGGTTTGTTCGGCTAATCCTGCAGCATAAGCTCGACCACGCAGTTGCTGACGCTGCCTGTCATCCAAGGCACCACCACTCGCAGTTGCCGATCTTACTTGCGTATCTTGAAACCCATATGCTTTAAATACATCAGCATCCATCATTCGACCAGTTACGATGAGATTATAAATCATGGATACACCCATATACCGCACATTGTAATGATATGCGCGCAATCGGCCAAATTTACGAAAATTTGTAGCATAATTACGTTTATATTCAAGAACACGTTCATATAAAAATGTTACGATTTCATCATATTGTTTCACGTTAAGGTCGTCTTGATATATGAGAAACGGCTCAATAAATGCAAGAACGTCTTGCAGTGTAAGGCGTCCATGAATATACTGACGCATCATTTCAAATATATTACGGGTTTTCGGTATAATAACTTCCAAAAATTTCCGGTATTTCTCTCGTTCGTTCATAGCTGCACCTAATCCTGCTCCTGTTTCCGGTGCAATAACGAATTGTTTGATTTCATGAAGAATGCTGTGAGCATTCAAATCAATCGGTGTGTCCAGACTGCCAACATCATGTTTTGTAATCGACGTCATATGTCGTAACATATCCCAATAATGAACATGTTTTGTATTAAGGTCGGATTTATCGAGAATATTAATACTTGGAAGTGACATTCGTGAATAATGAATAACTGGTTCAGGAAATGTCATAAACCCGACGATATTCATTCGTTCATTCGGAGTAAGGTTTGTAAATTGGGTTGTTCGTTTAAGAACCGCTGCAGGTCCTACTGCAGTTTCAGCGGCCATATGCTGTAGTTGCACCTTAGACATACCAAGGTTATATTTCTGTATTACAAATCTTCGGCGTTTTATCTCTTCCCCTTGAACAACCGACGAGTAAAAATCGTCCAAGTTGTCGATAACCGCAGTAATATTTTCATTCACCTGACGCGTACTGATTACATCCTGCATATATTTCGGCTCATAATTAGGAGTAAAATGCCGCGCAGAGAGATTTGCCATGTATTGTGCATACGTGAGAGAACCGTCATACCATTGACGTTGAAGTTGAACCTCTGTCTCTCTCTCATCCTGAATAACTCGGGGTATAATGTCCATTTCCGACGCGGTTTGTTCATCAATCGGTATATCATAAATGACCTTCCTTGTTTTCACAATCGGAATAATCCAACGAAGTGCATGGTCCATTCGCATTAATGTATCAACGAGAGGACGGTACAGTGCGCTTTTATGTGGCGGAACTACCGGATTTCCATTCGCGTCAAACTGAGAGAATTTGTGTCGTAGTTCGCGAAAACGTATGACCATTCTTTGAATATGTGCAACGACCGTCCGAGTTTTTTCAACAGACGGAACATTTGTCATAAGTGTGTCCAGTAAGTCGTCACACTGCTTATCTAAATTAAAACGGCGGTTTTCTTCTGGAATATCAACCGTTTGTACAAGAACGTCCAAATCTTCACCTATCTCGATTTGGTCAGCATCGATTATTATTGAACGTAACTTCTCTCGAAGCGCGGATGTCGGAACCATTTCGGCGCTAGCAGCAGAGGCAGGCCCAGTAGTTAAACGAATATCTGATAAAACAGTGTGTTCTGACTCACCTATTGGTTGTTCTGTCGCATCTTCACCGCCTTCAGCGCTTCGCGCAAGTTGTCGCTGTCGTCGTCGTTCTTCACGCGGTGTAAGCTCTCCTGTTTCAGGTCGAGGAGAAAGGGCGTTCATACCCATAGCGAGAAATTCTGATTCATCTGCACCTGCAACACCCGCGCCCGTTTCGGAAAACGCTTGTGGAGGTGCGCGTATCTTAATCTCTTCTATGGGTATATCTTCTGGAATACCCATATATCCGAAATCAATGTATATCATTTCATCTTCTGGGTAAGTACGTATCTCAATCATATCATGTTCTACATTTGTAATCATACCTGTAATAATAGCAGGAACATCGCCGCCAAATCGAATATCAACCCACGTGGATACGACTAAATTATTTTGTCGGGCATATCCCTTATCTTCTGCCCTACTTAAAAGTTTGATAGATGTTATACTTTCATCGGTTAATTGTCCAGTTGCATCTAGTTTTAATTCTGTCTTTTCTACTGTATCAGTATCAATAAGTTTGAACTTACGTGACGACGCATAATCGACTAAAAAGATATGGTTGTGTATTTCCTGATGCGTTGGTGCTACAATTTGTATGATATCACCGAGTTGTATCATTAAAGAATCTGCATCACTAGTATCAAGTTCTGGAGGAAGTTCGTAATCTATTTCTTCTATTAGGGCTTGGTCATTTGGTACAACATCCACCTGTTCCGGCAAATCCATGTTATGATATACTATATAGTTACTATTTTATCTAGTTATTATATATTTTTAAGATATATATCAAAAATATTATGTTATTTGATAACCGATATAAAGATTAATCATGTGATAATATACAGTAATATACATTATCATAATGTTTTCTATCTCCACGTCTGAATTCTCCGCTTTATCCGATTTTGTGAATAAGTTAAAAGCAAGCTCTCTTGAAAAACCTGAGTTCGATGCAATTCGCGAATGGTGCTCTGAAAAGGGGTTTCAACTTCATTTCTCTAAAACTGGTCCTGCGTCGGAACCAAATATATTTTATACCTTGAAATATGACCGTGCTAAATTGACCACTGAACAATATTCTACCGTAGGACGGCTGAGGTCAGTTGTATTTGACCGTGATGGAAATATTTGCTGTGTTGCACCACCGAAAATGCTAACATTAGTTGATGACTTGAAGACACAAGAGGTGAATTCTGTAAGTAGTACATTGTCGGCAGAGGAGTTGGTTGAAGGTATCATGGTGAATTTGTTTTGGAAGGTAGATACTGCAACTACTCATGGAAAGTGGTACATTGCAACGAAGAGTTGCGTCGGGGAGGTGTCATTTGACCACATTCTTCAAGCAGAGGCGGAGGAACAGGCACAGGCACAGGCACAGGCAGCGGCGGCGCCACAGGTACAACCAGATGCACCGACGGAAGGACAAGTTGATGCGTCAGAAACTGTTGCAGGAGAACCACGCGGATTTCAAAAACTCAGTGTTCAGGAGGTCTTGCGCCGTCGTATATGCGAAGTTTTCAGCTTGCTTCCCGGCGGGCTTGATAATATTCCCAAGCAATACTGTTATTCATTTGTAGTTCAGCACCCTAAAAACCAAATTGTGAATACAATTACTGTGCCGAAGTTGTATCTTATTGCAGTTTATCAACTTTCTGCTTCAGATAGTGGCGTCGGTGTAAATGCAATTCGCATCAATCGCGATATCTTTTCTGCCAACTTTGGTGGGTCTGTTGCACATATGCCTTCCACCTTAACATGCATTTCAGACGACATCGAAACTGAGGCTGTGACTGCTACTGCTACATTTGCACCTCATACAGTAAGTGATTATTGTAATATGTATGCGTCAGCAGATACTCGCAGTGTTGAATTGCCAGGTGTTGTATTTGTAGATAAGGACACTGGTTTTTGCTATAAGAAGCGTAACCCCAAATATGAAAGCGTTAAGAAACGCAAGGGTATGGAGCAGAAATTGTTGGCACAATATCTTCAGTTGCGTAAGGACCGAGCAATTGACGAATATTTGAAGTATCATCAACAGCATTCACGTGCATTTCACCAATTTCGCGAACGTCTGCATGAATATACCCAGCGACTATACGACGCATATATTGAGCATTATGTGAAGAAAGCCACAAAACCGCTGAAAGAGTACGACCGTGAGTTGAAGACACATATGTATAAGCTACATTATGAGGTTTATTTGGCAAATATGAAGCCGGCTGGAACATTTGTTACGAAACACACTGTTATTAATTATGTGAATCAGTTGGTCCCAGCACAACAATTGGCATGTTTAAATGCTAGTCCTTCATCGACTACGGAACAGAGAAGTAGTGCAGATGTGCATTCATCATCATCAGATGCACAACAAAAGCAATTCCATCAGAAACAAAAGAAGCAGATTGAAAGAACTAAACCTGCACTCGATACGGAGACAAAGTCTGGATTTCGCAGTGCTCGTCCTTCTAGAGGCGGACGAACTGTCCCATCTCTATCAATTGAAGTTCCGAATAATGATGATGGTGAGCGTTCTGTTCATGTCAAAGGGTCGAAAACAACTGGTTCGGTAAAGGTACAAAATCAGTTTGCCGGATTGGACGTGGATTAGTAAGAGTGTAATGAAGTACCACTACGGAAATAAAATTGAACAAATTGATAATATATATTATAATATTATCAATCACGCAAATAACGATGACTACCACCACGAATACGACATCATGCCCAACGACCCCACCATCCACGCCTTATCCCGAAGACACAACGGTATATTTCGGTTGGTATTCTGAAGCCGCTCAGCAATTACGGATATCACATCAAACAGAACACCGCCACAATGGCAAAAATATAAAAAGCCCACCGTATTGTTACTGGTTACAAGGTGAGAAAAAGGTATTGGTTACAGAAGTAACTCATACAAGCATCCCAACACCAAGACAGAAGGCAAATGGCGATATTTGCATAGGACAATTGGATAAATACTTTGCAAGGTCATATTCAAGATTATATTGAGTAATCATCATAACTTAACCTAACTGATGCATTGGCACAGGACTACTGACACCATTGTAGTAGTCACCAGATTGTTTTGTTGAAGGAGCGCCAGGACTGTTTAACGGTGTTGTTAGTGGTGTTTTATTTGGAGAATTTGGAAATAATTCAGTAACAACTTGGTCGTGATAATCATAATTATGTGGGGGGACGTTGTCACTGTAAGCATCTTTTGAGACAACATGTGGCGGTGTTAATTCATTACCAGTAGGTTTTGGGGAGTTATCGAAAGGCCTGCTTACGATTGATGTTTTTAAATCCATCCCTCTAAACGGTGGTGGTGGTGACGATGGTTGTGACAGGTCGTATTTTTTAACATTATCTATTTGGTGCAGTATTCTGTTCGAAGACGGAAACATCGTTCTATTTACAGGAGGAAGATGAGGCTGCTGTGAGTTTCTTTTTTTTTGTTCATCTAATGCAGTTGTTACTTTTTTATATAAATCAATAACTCTCCCAGAAATTTGTACTGGATTAAACTCGTCCTCTTTTGTTTTCTTTATAACCGATTTTAATTCATTAAACTCATCTGTTAATTCTTTTGGAATTGGTGAATTATAATGTCGCTCACCATATACAACAACATTTCCATATTCTGGTTTAGGCTCACTAGATGTAACATGATATTCATATGTTTTAAATAAAGGGGCGATATTGTGAAAAAAAAATGTGTTCAATTGTTCAATTGTTTTAAATTGATTAGGGTTGGGAACGGGTGCTCTTGCTGCTCTTGCTGCTGCATATCTAAGCATTCCTCCACGTTTTACTCGCGTTTGCCTACTACTACCATAACTACGATTACGAAGAAGGTTTCGACGTTTTGTTTTATTAGCGCGTTTCTTACGCGACACGCTCTTTTTTGTCATAATAACTAATATATTCATAGATTAATTATTATGAAGTACATATCGATTTAATAGTAACATTCGCCTAAAAACGGATAGTTCCACCGACCATACCGCCAACACTAGGGCGTCCAGACCAGCCACCACCAACCTGGCCTTGCACAAACAAGTTACGATTTTCGTTGCCGATAGTCACGCGACCGGCTCCACTGTAGCCTTGGTTATTGGCATTGAAAGAACCCGAGAATCCAGCGGGAGAAGTACGGGGGTTTGGGTTAGTGAATTGAAGCGTTTGCATCAAAATATGTGATTGCGTGGGGGTCAAAGAGCAGTTTATGATAATAACACAGAAAATAGTTTTATGTCTTTATTTAACGTTTTATATTATATAAGTTAATATATACAAACAGTGAAAGAAAATGACAAATACCGACTATGTAAAAGAAGATAATTCATTATTGTTATTACTTTCATCGTTTTTATTCATGAGTAATGCACTAACCGCTCACTTTATGGGATATTTTGTTTATTGTATTTTATTTTTCTTTCTAGCAACATCATCTATCATCTACCACAACAATCCAAATTCGACAACAAAAATAATAGATAGAACATTTATTATATGTATTGTGTTATATGGAGCTTACGTATTGTATAGTAAAGCAAATGAGAATAATTCATACAATATTATGCTTATTCTGATGTTATTTTTTATAGTGGTAATTTTATACTATTATGGAAATTATGCCAGAGAATACTGTTTTCATAAAGATATTTATACTGCCAACACTTATCATAGTATTCTTCATCTTATATGTTCTATCGGTCATCACATGATAGTTTTTTTATAGTCAGTTCTAGACGAATATTTCTCTATTATTTCAGAACAACTTTTGTTGTGCATGTTGAAATGGTCGCGCCGCTTTTTCTACAACAAGAGGTTCCGGCATAAACATTGCCATTCTGTCAAAAAATTTCACCTCCGGTAATTGCTTTAGTTGTGGTACAACTGCCGCTTGTGGTTCTACAAGATTTGTTGAATTGATCCCAAATAATGCAGACTCAATATCCACCGAATTACGAGCAAAATGCTCGCGTGACATTTTGGTAGGAAGAATTCCAACACTTTCAAATGCAAGGGCTGGTTCATATGCTTTGCCTGCGTAACTATTTTCAAATGCGACGTAATTACGTGCAAGATTTTGAGAGTTTTGCTCGATTTTAAAATCGGTGCGTGTATTTTTGTTTCTAGTAGATGCCATTTAATCAATAAAATATGAATTACGTGTTAATATGTTATGTTATTATATTCTTTGTACATCCTAAATATATCGGTCGTTCATCTTAACTAAAACATATTTCTAAAACATTCTGTAATTTCATCACGTAGAGTTAGTGGTATTTCTTCTTTTCGTTTTGCATGACGAATACACGTATGAAACAAATCGAACAGTTGAAATGAAAACATCATACAAAAAATCATCTCACTATTATCGTTTAAATGAATACATTTACATTTAGTCTCGGTGTCGGCATCGGCATCAGTCTCGGTGTCGGTGTCGGCCTCGTCTGATGGTGAAAGCGATGTAGTATCATGCGAATGATACAATGGATGTGCTTCTAAAATCTCTCGTATTCCATTATTCTCTCGAAAGCGTTCATACAAATCGTCTATGACTGCCGAAATAATATCCGGATGATATTCATCATCATTAATTCCAAATGCTTGTAGAAACTGAATTCGAAATAGTGAATCTTGGTCGTCCGGGTCTTCAATCATTTTATATGTCGGAACAAGGTCATAGTTGTAGCCCGAGAGGTCGATTTCATCAACATTACCACCATCCGAGTATTCGAGATTTTGTTGCATTGATAATGTAAATAATACTCGTATATATAAAAGTATAAGGTTATATACCTTTATATGTTGTCATAATTGTTGTAGTAATAATTATCGCGAACCGCTAAATAAGTTCTCTTGGTCGCGGACTAACTCGCGAGAAGGCACGCCTCCACGTATCCATCCATTCACTGCAGCGCCTTCTACGTAATTCGCCGGATTATTAATCGTTGCCTTAAATTCCTCCTGAAGAGGATAATCTGTATGAGCGGCGTTAAGTTGTTCTGAAAGTTGAGTAATGCTCTTCTTATTTGTATTGATATCACCATGTCGCATCTTGGACTCGAAATCAACATTCACAGCTCCACGCCCTAAATATGGAACTGTCTTAAACGGACGCTCAAGAAGGCTTAACTTGCACTTTGCGTGAGTATTCAGGCTTCCAATTGACAGCTCAGAATTAGCGTCAATATTGCAACCACCAAATCCACCATGACCGCCCTTGTAAAATACATTCGGCTGGCTTGTTGCAAACTGTATTGGTCGTTCCATCTGACAGTCAGTCGAAAAGAAGTTGCTCAGTGCATAGTTGGCCGCATTCAAATTCTGGACGTTGCGTTGCGAGAGATCGCCAGTATCGCATCCAATCCGCGACATATTATCGAAAGTAAAGCTATGAACGTATGCCATTTTTTGTTCTTTGTATTCTATATATAAATAATAATATTATTGAAAAGACATGAATAATAGAAATATTACTGGCCTACTACTCCACCCAACCTCGAGTTGATACGCCCGCATGCAAATTCGTCACCCTCTTTACATGACTTCATCTCTCCGTAGCAGAATTTTGCGAATGCATCTTGGTCATTCGGAATACGGGTATTCGCAACAGGATGAAATTGTCGCATGGATGAATCAAAAACCGCATTATCACCTAAAGTTCCAAATAATTTTCCATATGTCTCTTCCGGCGTATGGTTCGGTAGTTCTGACGGTACATTCGACCCATTAAATATTACATTACTTGCATTCGTGTCAAAACTTCCGCTGACAAAACGTTTCGTAGATTCGTTAATATCTGCTTCTACTGCAGGATTAAATGACGGTGCAGCATTTCTACGCTGAGGATCATCAATGATTTCCGGTATCAATGGGTTCATCAATGGGTTTTGAGGGCGAGGTGCAGTGAATTCATCACGCATTAATTCGTACATCTCTGGTTTGTCTATATTATTCGCAAATCCTTCTTTCGTTTTTAATACTTTTTTCGCCTTTTCTTCTTCCATACCAGCCTTACCTTTATGTATAAAATTATAGATAATCACAATAATTCCTAAAGTAATCGCGCCTAAAATAAAGAGCGCGAACGATGATGTAATGAGGTATCCTAAAATCGTTGCGAGAATAACAAAGCGAGTAATCGCATTTAATTTTGCAGGAGGCTCCATTGATTTTTGCGGCCATATTTCACGAATATAATCCTTGTTCATAAGAACAGCTGGGTCTTCCAGCCAAAATACTTGGTCTTTACTCATTAGTTACGCTTTGTTACTATATATAAGAATTATATACTTTAATACTTATATATTACCTAGAATGGAATCTAATCATTTTTCTCTTTCGATTGCGCAGATGACGTATTTGTTACTGCTGGTCCTGGTGTGCGGGGGGTCTTCGCGGGCTTCTCTCCCGATGTAAATACAGCCGTTGTTGCGCCTCCTAATGGTACCTTAGAACTTGCCGCCGCTGCTGCCGTCGCCGCTTGTTTATCCTGTACTTTCTTCAACAAGCGCTCGCGCATCTGCGCCTGTTTCATATTCTTGTTCAGCTGCGATTGCATCGCCCCAAAATTCACCTTGCCACCACCCATTCCACCACCTGGCATATTCATTCCCATCTTACTTAACATACTCGCCAAATTATTCATTCCCGGCATATTCTTCATTTTTGACATGAGCTCGCTCGCTTCCTGCATAATCTCACTCTCTTTCAATTCACCCGACTTCAATTTTGTATCAAGCTTAGTTCCTACCGTCTTAATAATACCGGACAACTTACCCGGATTTTTGAGGAGTTGCTGAAATACACCTTTCATCGACGTCTCATTCTCCATGTCAAGATTGAGGTCGGCTGCCGTCTCTTCTGCAATCTCTTTGGCAAGCTTGCCTATTTTACCGTTCAAAATAGATGAGAGATGTTCATGAATTGAACTCGCATCCGGCATCGACGATGTGGATGGACCTCCCGGCTGCTGTTGCTGCCGTTGCTCACCTTCTTCAAATGCCCTGTTCATAAATTCACTTGCCTTCTTAAAGGTTTCATCTAAGTTAGGTTGCTCTTGTGATGAATTAACACCACCTCCTTCGAACATTGACCCCATCTCTCCAATCACCTCTTCCAATTTGGTCTTTAATTCGCTATTATCAATCGCTTCAAATAACTTGGCTGTGTCGCCAAATGAACCCATATCAGAGAGATTATTCACGATAGAAAAAAGGATAAGTTGCAGATACTTCCAAATAATATCCTTGGTATTATCCGTGATATCTTCTGTCGCCCAAATATCTCGAAAATCCACACCTGGAAGAAACTCGATACTTGTGTCGGCATCGGCTTTTTCTTGTGAGTTTATATCGGTAGTCCCAGCAACAAACATTGCCTCATTCTTGTACAAAATATCAAAAAATCTTACTGGATACACCGAGCGACAATGAGTAAATAACTCAATATACAATTCATTCGGCATCGGCTTCATCTCATGCGAATATCCTAAATACTTCTCAAGGACTTCCCGGTACTCGGGGAATGAACAGTCAATATCGCGAAGAAAATCAAGGATAATCGTCTGAAACTCGGGAGAAATATCTTCAATCGTAACAGGCTTCTTATTGTCCTTCGACGAGGCAGAATGTTTCGATTTATTACCCGATTTACTCGGTTTCTTATGATGCTTGTTTCCACCCATTTACTTTGTTAATATGTATTATTACTAGTTAGAATATTTAAGTTTCTTTTTGTTATATATAATTCAATTAAATACATTATTATATATAATACAATAAGTCATGTCAGTTGGCACCTCTACTACCGAAATTTCAACTAATGCATTTTCAAACATCGTCCCACTCAACATTGCCAATCGCTGTTGTAACAGTATTGGCGTCAATGTAGGCGGAATACATCACGATACATATGATGGCAATAACGACGATGATGACGTTTTCGGAAATAAAATCATGATAAGTGTTCATCGAGGAAAAAAAACAATAACTAAAATAGAAGGTATTGCAGATAAGTTTAATCTTGTCAAGATACTAAAGAAACTCAAGAGTAAGGATGTACTTTCATGCGGTGGTCATATTGCAAAAGATAAAGAAACTGGTAAGGAGTTTATCGTATTACAGGGTAGTTATTCATCTGAGATTTCGGAATTCCTCACTCAAGAAGGTATTGTAGAAGAACGCTTCATCATATATCGCGGGTAAATGGTATTATTATTACGCCCTAGGAATTTTACATCCTAGTATAGACTGTATTTTATTCACATGCGTCGCGTTATACACACATCCTCCTCGTTCAATCTCCGCGATGATGCTCACATCCATATTGCATTTTTGAGCAAGCTCTTTTTGCGTTAGCTTCTTTTCACATCGCGCGGTTCTTACGGCGTCGCTGGTGACCTTCGCGATGTACTTGGTCTTTTTTGTGTCGTCATTTCCACTACCACTTACTTTTTGAGTAGTAGCTGCTACAACGGCCGATGCAGAATTCACATTCGTGGAACATGTACTAATGAAAGACCGGGCTGGATGCGAGGAGGCGCTCTCTTTTTGGGGTCGGTTCTTACTCATCGTGATAGTGGTCCAATCCTGGCAATCTGGCGCTTCAGGTTCTGGTGTGCTATATCTATTTTTCACAGCTGACATACTACTATAATGTATATAATGTTGGGTTTATGTCTTTTTTACAATTCTGGAAACGCATAGTATCTATACGCGGCGACGACGATACTTCTTTGATTTTTTTAACATCCCTTTTTTTGTATATTTTTTACGAATAGTTTTTTTCTTATGTTTTTTCCCCCCATGGGCGGCTGCTCCTGCTGAGGGGTTTATTATCTTAATCATAGGAATTCCATTGGTTTCAGCAGGTTGTATTCTATCGGCGGCGCTAGTTGAATCAGCGACACTAGCTTGATACTTTTCATTAAAAAACCCAGTGTAAAAAATATGTACTATCTGTATCAATAATTTGTCTTGTACCTCTGTATCCTCATCTATTTGCGCATTTCTCAATTGTCTAACTAAATTTTCTTCTTTTGTTTTTAAATGATTATTAATGTCTCCCTTTGTTAAAAAGACGCGTTCAAAATCGTATCCGAACCTATAATAATAAGGAATAACAGAATCTATCGCACTTAATTTTACATGCGAACAACCGTTATCCCTAGCTACGTTTTCTATTTGTTCTAACATAGCTTTGGCACCTTTTCTGGCGGCGGCGGCACTCATGCTCCGTGTAGTTATTGTTGGATGAGGTTCATTACAAATTAAATCTATATATAAATATTGTCCAGTTTCATCATCATGTCGTGTTACTGCTGCAAATCCAATTATATTACTATTAGAATAATTAACAACTATTATATGAGCACTATCAATCGCTTCACTAACAAATTGATCCCCAATTTTATCTTGACATACCCGTACCCCCACCTCCTGTCTATGAACATTTGTACGTTTTAAACTTTCCTTAATTGAACCAATCATCGGGTTGTTCTGGTCATAAACAACAATAGTACTCATAACCACCTCTTCTGTATATTATATCTGTATATTATATTTGATATAAAATAATATACAGAAGAAATACAATTCAGCATCAACCTAAAGAACAGATATAGACGTATTTACAAATATTATGTAATTAACCATCATTGGTTTTATGACTTGGGTCCTCATTCTAAATTCCATATTATTTGTTGGAACATTAACCGAATACCTAATCTGTATGAAGTACATTACGAATAACTACGACTACAAAAACGAATGGTTCAATGTCCTTCTTAGTATAGTATTTACTCCATTTTACGGGCTATTTTTTATACGCAAATTCTCATGGAGCCGAATAAAGATATATTTTGAACCTGAACGCAGGCATGTATTAAAATATCCAATTATCACCAGCATGCTTTATACTATTGAAACTGTATTCGTTTTTTATGCACTAAACACCGTTACATTGAGTTATTATACAATACTACGGTCGGGGTTTATTATATTCAATATTATGTGGTTCAAAATCTTATTAAAAAAACCAGTAACGAGACTTTATTATGCAAGTTGTGCAGCACTGGTTATATCCCATTCAATTGCGGCGGGACAATACATACTTCAGTATTCCGAAAGTTCTGATAACCACAGCGGAAATGTTATTCAAAATACTGTAATCATTTTTGTTTCATGTTTTTTGAATTCAACGTATAATAACCTAATCGAATACTCAATGTCACTATACGGTGATATTATGCCAAATATCGATTTCCAAATCATGTTTCAGTCTTCATACTTTATTATTGTTGCGCCATGGGCGGTATTTTATACTACGAAACATACCCCACCAATTACAGCTGGAACAACCACAATGTATTTTTTCATCGCATTCGGATTGCAGCTTTATATGTTCAATAAAATTTACATTCTGAATAGTAAGAATAGCGTAATTCCGGCGAATATACTGCTTAGCGGGCTCGATATTATTCGCCGTGTTATCCAGCTGACATATTCGTTTGTCTGTTTCAATGAGCCATTTGATGCAGTTATAGGTGTTTCACTCGTATTTTTAGCGTTATCCGGTGGAATATTAATGTACCAGTATATTCACGATTATCGCACAAACTTACATCATCAACGGCTGGAATGCGATATAGAATTGGAAAAATTGTGAAAATGAATATATAAGTAAAATGCAGCAAAATTAGCCAGGAAAAGTGCCTCCACTACAAAAATAGAAATATTTTGTAAAAGAAATAATACAGTTATCACCATAAACAGTATTTGCATATAAAGAATAATGCGAAGGTTGGCGCCAATTGTATGACCACTGTGGCTGTAATGGTGATATGTATGACCAACCATAAAACCGATTATCGCGAAAAATGCAGCAGCGCCAAACACATAATGAAGCGAGTTTGTTTCAGGAATGTAAATGACACCGAATATTCCTAGTAAAAGAATAATAATCGTAAATAATGACCACAATTGGGAATTCATATACATTTTGCATCGCTGATATTCATATAATATAGTAAATGCCGCCATAATAAGCATGCACCCAGCAATAAGATGTCTCGTTTGAAAGAGATTGAATGCGAGTGTATTCATTATACTATCAGCATCATTCACTGTAAATAACGGTTCCTGACCAGTAATAATACTTGAAATACTTTGCGCACCATATGTATTGTATCTATAATAGACAAATACAATAGGAATGCAATATGAAATAAGCATTATTAGTAAAAGATAATTTTGGTTCAGGTTCATCGGAAATTTTATTATATTACTATACAATTCAAATATAATAAAATGTTTTCTTTTATCTGTTATTACCATTCATAACATTTTACAGAGTTAGAAATAATAGAACACGTATCTTTAATCATTTGCGAATATGCAGGAGTGCCACAAATAAATACTGCGATGTCGTGCGGTGTGTTTGTTTCATCCGGATTTTCGATAATATCTGTCAAATAATCGATTAAAGTTGCAGGAGTTAGCTTCGTATTTTCATTCGAAATAAATAGTCGTTCTTTCACATGTACATTATTTGTTTTAAGCGAAACGCGTAATAATGCTTCTTCACGCGTTCTATATGACGATATATAATGAAGCTCTTGAACCCGTTTGTCATCGGAAGATTGTTGGGTTATATCATCATTAGACCATGCAATACCCATACTATAAAATGGGGTTATTCCTGAACCACATGAACACATCACAATATATTTTGCGGTAATTTTTATGGTATCACACACGAACGACTTTACTTCTGGTGATGTATCGTAATATTTACGCCCGAAAGGCCCCTTCACATATACGGTTTGGTTTATCAAATACTTATCGCATATATTTGGACTAACTTCGCCATTTGGCGTCCGTTTAATAAGAAATGTTGCGGTATCACCTTTTGATGAAGATGTAATATCGGAACTCAACTCTATCGGCGTATAAGGACGTTTTTTTGTATCAAAGTACAAATTAAAATACATTCCAGGTTTATATTTTTCATATTTTTCACATAACTGAACCGTTATTTTGTTATATATTTCTCCTTCTCGTTTTCCATACGTAATATTATTCTCAACGCGATGATTTGATTCTTCGCGAGTATGTTCTCTATCAAATATTATATCAGATACATATTTTGAAAATGTCACATTTGACCCATTGTTTGCGAGATAATATGTATAAACCAAAACCATTGGTATGGCAAATAACTTTAACTTAGAAATAATATCATGCATTGTTGTTTCTTCTGATGTCGCGTACTTGAAAAATCCGCCAGTCAAAGCAACTACTGTCCATAGAATATATTTATTCACTTTTAAATTGACCCGTGCATATATTAGAGCAAATCCTATAAACACAGTTGCATACATGAGAGGTTCTGTTGCATCAATTAGATACCCTAGAAACAGACTACAACTATATAACATATGATACCAGAATGCAGAAATAATATTTTTACGAACAAGCGTCATAAGAAAGGACGCAAATTGAATAGGAAACGCTACTGCAAGTATATACGGTATTTTACCAAAAAGACACATAACTGTCGCCATCATTTGCGAATGTGTGTAGAAATACTTAAGTGTGCTCTGTAATGATGCTGGACAATCACTCCAGTAAGGCATCGTCGCTGTTGTTGTCTCTTTTCGGTTTTCTCTAAGATGGTCTGTGCTTATATCCGCAAGTTTCATTGCAATAAGTATAAATGCAAGACGCATGGCGAGAGCCGGTAAAGAAGTAGTATCATTTGAATCAAACAGAAAATATAGTGCATTTATTATAAGAAAACTACGCGCTGCAAATATGATTGAATGCGCTCGAAATTCTTGCCAAATCATCGGTAAAATACCTGTCCGTGTGCGCGGAATAAGAAACTGAAGTGCGGAAAGTGAAAGAATTGTATGAACCCATGTAAGTCCAATAAATCCACCATCTACACCTCGCAGAGTAATTTCTGCGGTGGCGCCACTATAAAAAAAATCAAAAAAAAGATAAACGTAATTCAAAAGCGAAATGATACCCATTGATTTATGTACATGATATGTGTCTTCATGCGTGATGAGTTTTGATATTTTGGTCTTATTATATTCTAGTTTTTTATCTCGTTTAAAACGGGGGTCATCTTCGGATAATTCTTCCACTTTATAATTTCCAAGTAAATTGACCGCATATTCTGAATGCCCCACCTCATTGAACTTATCGGTAAGGTCCGCAAGGTCCTCATGAATATCGCAATCATTTTCTGTAAATACGTTGGCACCACCAGGATGTTCTGAAATAAATGTGGTTATGTCGTATATATTATTATTGATAATGACTTTCATTATGTAAATAATATTCGTTATCAATATTATTTACATGTACAGTGATGTGTTTATATATTTATTTCAAAATATTATAAGTATTCGTAACATATAACCCATACATTATCAGCGAAACAATCGACGTGAAACTAGCATAATGACACCAAATACTGCCATTTGCATCAGTTTTAAAACCATTGTAATAACCTAATAATGGTAATATAGAAAAGACAATAACTGCCTTATACGATACATCCCATAATACAATAAAAGGAATAATGATTATAATTTGCCAAACTGTTGTCGCAAATAACCGTTTTATTTTAAAATCCAATACAGACCATTCGGATACCCACCAATCAAGGTGACCTTTTTCTGTCACGGTAGTGCAATATTTCACTGGACTTCCATAAAAATACAATATCAGTGATATAGTAGCGGCAATACTATACAATAAAATAAACAAACGCCGAGTTTCATTACTTTGAGACCACGGTTTTACAAAAAATGAACCCAATACTGGACATAATGCATTCAAGATTAATATAAACGGTATTAATACTGTTGTTATAAGTTTATTTGCAGTAGTACATGATTTGCGTGGGTTGGTAAGCCATAATAATAATTCTGCAAATTGCATACCACCCCATCCAATTAATGTAAAACCCAACCATTGGAAATGAGGAATATTAGAACGTAGTAATATAACAGTAGCAATTATAGACATTAAAGTCGTCTTTGCGCTAGACTCTACGCTGTAACACATGATATTATTATATATTATCGTTATTATTTTTTTGGTATTTGGGTGTCTTTTATTGAACTATACAAAACTATATTCGCAATATTTGCAATGATATGAATACTTGCGTGAGCATATGTTGATGACCATATATGCCCGCATTTCATAAAATAAATGCTTAGACCATAACATCCGGTTGAACATACGATAAGTGATGTATATGTAAGAATTGATTGGATATTGTCGTGAATTGTATTGAATGCATAATATGTCTGATATAACACGCCAAATGCCACAGCAATCATATCTAATTTCCGACGCCATGAATTACGTAGAGGATTTCGCCAGTATAGAAGAGATGTCGCGAAAACACTAGCGGGGATTATCGCAAGGTGTGCAGATACAGGATGAGACGACGCATATATTGTAGATGGAAGAGACAACCACGCACAATACCATATAAAATTCGACTGGGATGAGGGGAGGGTCCAGTCGGGTGTAAGTAAAATTGACATATTATGAAAATGATATATATACAAAATGCTATATCTATTTACATAATATTAAAATAGTAAAATGGTGCAACTTATTCCGGGAAACGACAACCCAACGAGAAACGATATTGACGTTTATATCACCCGTGAATTACAGTTCGATACGGAGAATAACTGTCATGATAATAACCTTGAAACAATAGTATATCGCACAGTTCGAGAGATTAATTCTAAGTCTGGTGTAGGTGCATTGCTTCACCCAGCTGAGGAATATTTCATTGAACAAGTTGAATCACGGTTATCGAATTAGTCATCTTTTGATTTTATCAGTGTATGCAGGTTTGTCATATTTCGTTTTACTAATAAACAACACCAACATAATCCAATGCTATATATGATTGACAGTATAACTCTGGTAGATGTACTAAATTGTAACGAATATAATGAATTGTACATAAAAGCCGATAAAATAAATACTCTTATATACGAAAACCACAAGAGATGTATAAAGTCAGTTAGTATATTCAAATATACATGATGTGCATATACATTGTTTATGTGAAAGGAAATGTATAACATAATGTTTGAGACTTCTGTTAAATTGTAGCCTTTCAATAGAAAATCTTTATTATCACCTGTTAATATTTCATATAAGATATACACTCCTGACAAATGGTGAGTAATATACACAAAATTAATATATTCTTTACTTTGTTGTTTATAATCACTTATAAAACGTGATAATATGTATAATGTGTCATAAATATAATATCCAATACTTAGGTGTATATAATAATCAATATTGTAGTCATAATTATAATGAAGTATATACGATACACAATGGATTGAACTAACAATATTATTCGTAATTGCTTGTTCGGGTATATATTTTGATATTTCGAAATAAATTCTTTGCCAGAAAGTAATGATGGGAAGAATATAACCAATATTCAATGTTAAGTTTAACATGATACGCAGTTATAAGTATATCATGTTTAATGTTTATATTGTATCATGTTTAATCCTTGTCTTACTCATTGATATCATCTATCATCAAAGTGACTACGTCTTTCTCTATTCCAACATTCTTTGCTACTTTCCGTATGACTTTATCAATATTGCCATTCTTCTCTCCATCCGTGACGGCTTTAGATAGCTTGAAATATGTTTCATTCTCTCGGGTATTGCTATTTAAACATTTTGGATTTGCCTTCGCCCATTCATTTACAAGTGCAACATTCTTCTGCTCTACGGCAAGAACCGCGTTCGTCATTTTCGCATGGTCAGGACCATCGCGCTCCCATTGGTTATTGTCCTTGACGTATAACGTCTCGCGCTTAACATCACTACAATGAACCGGGCGTTTATATACATCAGTTTTTTGGAGGTTGTCAATAAATATATTTGACATCCCTTCTACATAACCTAACCGTCCAACATTTTCGAGGTCAGTAAGGTTGAGTTGAATTGAATTCACGAAATCCTTCATATTCATCGCATCCTTGCATTTCTCATTCAGAAAAAAATTCATATTGAAGGTACTATTATTGTTATGACTGTTTGTATTTGTGCTATTGAATGTTGCGTGGTCGCCGTTTAATGCGACCCCAGGTGCGCATGCCGACTGGGTTGAAGAGTGCAACTGTGACTGATTATGATTTGTAACTTGTGTATGAGATGCCTTCATTAGCTCCAACATATGTGATTGAAATTGCGTGTTTGTAGTCATCATCTGCAACATCATCGTCATTTTCATTTTAATTTCACGATTTTCATCAGTAAGGTGTTTGATTTTTTTCTTAGTTTGTTCTTCATTGCTTGTTGTTTTTTTACGTATAATAACATTGTCAGTCTGGGGTATTTTTTCTACACTTGTTTGATTATCACTGCATATCTGATTGATATTTTCAGCACCACAATTATTTTTATTACATAACGACTTATGTCGCCATAATCCTGAATGATATTTATATGACTTAAAACAGTAAGGACATTTGTGTCCTCCTCCTTCGGATATTTTCCAAGGTTGGATAGATACAATTGTATCTTTTTCCTCAGGATATGGAAGGATATATCCGTGTTTTTTGTGCTTGGCTGTATCTAAATGTGTATTGTATATACTTTGTTTAAAGCATTTAAAGTCACACTTTTCACAATAAAAATTAGGTGGCATTTTGTATAAATGTATCTTGGATATTTTTTTTGTATCTTTTTGTATCCTAAAATATCCGTTATACAAAAATGTCCATTTTTGACCCCCCAAATTGACCGCCGGCGGCGACCCCAAAAAAGTCAGTCACAGTTTTTTTGCATGAAAAAACGGAAATAAGAGCATAATGGTCACAACCCCAAATTTTGATGTTTTGCATTTCATTTTTAAAATTGGCGGCGCGCAAAGGCCAAAATGGACATTTTTGGCGGACAAAAAATGTCCATTTTTGGGGGGTCAAAATTGGGTATTTTCTCTCAGACCATCGATTTTAAACGAATTATTTTCGGCGGTTTAATCATTGAACCATGATTCAATGTGGATTTGAAAATGAAAGTTTTGAAAACGAGTAATTTTGAACGGAATATTTTTGGCTGTGTTGAGAGAATTCCAATGAAATCTATTCTATACAAATGGGGATTTTTATTCAATAAATGAATTCTCTCGACGCTTACATTTTATAAACCCCAAGCCTGTAAAATTCAGCACCCAATTGCTCGCAATATTGCAGTTCATTCTCTACCTTCGGTAATTTCAAACTGCAATATACCGAGAGATTTTGGTGCTGATATCGCCGGGGTTGGTATTTTCGACCGTATAAACCTGAAACATCCGTCTCGCTGCAGAAACTCCGCATCGATAATTCGAGAGAAATTCAACTCATTTCATAAAATTGAACGAAATGAAATGATACCGTGTAATAAACATCGAAAAAAATGCGACCTCTTCAACTTGTTAGTCCTACCGACCTTCAACCTGGCAAAATATACCTAATTCGAGAGAAACGTCCCGAATACGCACACCTCAACTGCAAAGGTATGTTTGTCAAAAATGAGTACCCCGTTCATACCTACCAATGCACCATGACATATTTTACAAAAGTGGTTTCTACCGGCAATAAATCCCATCCAGACTTGAACCTCCAGGATACATATTGGAACTACTACGAAGCTGATGCCATTCAACGAGCACAGATTAACCATGTTTTGCGCGAAATAACTGGCGACCCCTCATTCGTTTATAATCAGTAAGGGAAATTCCATTCCAAGTTGGGTTGTACCGACTTCAATTCCATTTTCCTGTCACCTTGAACCAAATCCATTGTTTATTCTTTGTTATTATGTATGCATATCTCATCTTTTTTACAATTTGTTGGAATTAAAGTATTCAATGTTTCATGGCCGCAACCCAAACTCTAAACCAAGGATAATCGCAATCATTGAAAACCAACTGAAACCATAATTAAGAGATGCGCCTTTGAGTTTTCCGTAATAGTGAATCATGAAAGGCAACATGATAAAAAAAAGCACCCACGATAAGAACCACCCGGTGAATGCATATACCGAATATTTGATGATTTTGTCATATTTCACATAAAGTTCATAAAGTGTATCCATAATATATAATCATTAGGTAATAAGTATTCATAATACATAGTACCCTATCTCTCTCAATTTATTGTTTGCCAATATCCTTGAAGAACGACGTATCTCCTTGTAGCGTGTATTTTTTTCCGGTTCGAACATCGACGTAGCCATCAGTATCGGCGCAATTCTGGGCAGGCCAGCCAGTGTAACAGTACCACCCTGTGATTTTGGTGACATGCTCACGAAGTACCATGACGTAGTCATGATATAGTGTGGCATATTCCTCGCAACTCGAATTGTAATGTTCGATGGAATGAAGATGTGACGGGGTAATTTTCTGGTATTCATGCCAAGAACGTATAAAATGCGTTCGGTATTTATTCGTAGTCGCGGCGGCGGCGGTAGTAGATGATGACATCGAGAGTATGTACGTTGATTGATAACACTTGAAATGCATTCAAGTCTAAAAAACATTTCAATTTTATACAATAATATCTATATTCAGCCGACATACAGGGCAAGTTTGATGTTGAAACAACCATCTTGAAATACATAACGCGTGGAATTTATGACCACATGGCAATATCAACCATGCTTGAATATTCTCTACATCCATACAAATACAGCATTCATCATTTGGAGAAACATTCATTATCACTGGTAGTTGTGCCGGTAAAGAGACAATTTCACGTTGTACAATAGCGGCTGCGGCTGCGGCTGCGGCCGTGGAATTATTTGACGGTAGTACATAACGATATTGATTACAAAAATAGAACGACGAAACAAGACATACACTAGAAACAATAATAATTATATATATCGAAAAAAGTAGTAACATGTGAATATTTAAAACACTTTTTCCTACATTACACACCGTGATAAAATCAAACTGTGGTGGAAATGTCTTTATAAAGTACCCTATTTTTATTGCTAGTTCAACGATTGAAAATATCAATCTGGATTTAGGCCACTGTTGATGCTTCCATTGATTATACTCGTCAATTGATGAAAAGATAGTGCCGTATCTTCGATAATGTGCATACTCATAACGCGTACTGTTTGCGGTAGATAAAAACATTGCTCCAATCATCAAGATATACAGTTCAGGTACAGCGCACATCGTGAGTGTTGTCGTATAAACAACAAGTCCAATTGATTTCAATAACACATATATTTTCGAAAAAAAACGACGGTCATCATATATAAATTGTGGTCCAATATTTGTTTCTACATTTCTATTCAAAATATCCACTGCATAATCCATTATTTATATGTGTTTCATAATTGATTATACAAATATAACGATATAGGTTTAAATCCAACTACCTCCGCCGCGCGGTTGAGCACGCATATCCATCGAACCGCGCAAATTACTATTACTATTACTACTATTCAAACGCGAATATTCTGGCTGTTGAGGCGGAGCACGATATACAGCTTGTGCTGCAAACTGAGGAGGTGTTCCAACCGGAGCATATTGTTGAGGTTGAGGCATAGTTTGACCTCTCTGAGAACCGCTTGCCATACCATTTCCATTTGAACCACTGTTATCACCAAAGCTCGTCATACTACTATTTGGTCCTCGCATAGCCATGTTTTCCGTTCCTGAACTGCCGATATTATTCCCGACATAGCCGCTCCCACCGCCGCCGCCCCCATTAACAATATGATTACTAGCATTTGATTGTTGAGACTGTTGTATATCCAAATTACGCTTTTGTTGCAACTGCTCTAATGAAACACTTCCCACCTTGTCTGGAGAATAATTGTCAGGCGGCGTTTCAATTTTATCCACGATGTCAATCGTCGCATAGTTATACAGCTGCCGCATTCCACCGTTTCCTTTCGCGGAGAGTTCATCAGAACTTTGGTCTAAAAAACTGTAATTGTCAGATGCAACACCAAATCCACCCATACTTTCGCGTCCCAATGAAAACGCATTCGGTTCGCCGTTGAAATTTGTCGCCTGATTATTAAGAGCAACATTCTTCGGTTGAAAATGCTGTAAAATTTGCTCACCGTAAAGCACCATATGTCCCTTATTCAAGAGTAACAATGCGGGAACACGATTGACTTGAGGCGGTAAAAGTACCTTTTCACCGGTTTCGGTAACAATATGCCATGCACCCGAACCATTCGCCGCCCTGACGCGTTTATCGATGCAAAGAAAATGAATGTCATCTTGCACGCGCGATTTAGACAACGCAGTGAGAACTGCTTTGGATTTATCACAATGATTACTATAATAGATAATACACGACATTCCTTATTACTAAAGAATACATAAGTTTTTATGTATTTTTTAACGCGTTTAATGCCATTCGATGAAATAAAATTGATTAGAATACAATAGTTTATAACAATATAATATAAACCGTTCCATTATTGTTATTCAACGAAAGAATATGTCGTCAGCATCATCATCATTCAATCGAGGCGCCGCTGCAGCAGTTTCAACACCACCGCCTCGTTCTGCCCCTTTCCACTCCGTTTCGGCTGTTTCTAAATACATACCACGTCTCGTGTCTAAAACCGATGAAAATGGCCAACTCAAGTTCTCGATTGACCGTCTGAATGTAAGTTTAGCGAATGCACTACGACGTGTTATTCTATCTGACATTCCCACATTCGTGTTTCGCACATTCCCATATGCTGAGTGTAAGGCAAGTATAACCGTGAATACATCGCGTATTCATAATGAAATTGTAAAGCAGCGCCTTAGTTGTATTCCCATTCATATCACTGAGACTGATTTTCCTTACCAGGAATATGTACTGGAGGTGAATGTTGTTGCCGATGGTGGTGAAATTCGCTATGTTACGACAAAAGACTTTAAATTGAAGAACAAGACAAACGGCAAGTATCTCACCGATGTCAAAGTCCATGAAATTTTCCCACCAAACCCCATTACGGGCGATTACATTGAGTTTATGCGTCTTCTTCCGAAAATGACTGAATATGGCGAAGGTGAGCAACTAACACTTACATGCGAAATTGATATCGGAAGTGCAAAGGAGGACGGCGCATTTAATGTAGTAAGTACATGCGCATATCAAATGACGATGGACCCATCGAAAGTCGATGATGCATGGCGTGTGAAAGAGGCAGAACTTGTCAAGGAAGGTGTGGCAGCTATCGGCAGTGAAGAGATGAAAGCACAGAGAAAGAATTGGGCACTCCTGGATGCTCAACGCCAGACGAAAGAGGACAGCTTCGATTTCGTTGTTGAGACGGTAGGAGTATTCTCGAACGCGGATATCGTGAGTAAGGCGGCGCAGATTATGATAAACAAATGCACAAAGTTTATTCGCGATATTGAAAGCGGAGAGAACCATATCATTCCTACAGTAAGTACGATACAGAATGGTTACGACATTGAACTGAAGGGTGAAGATTATACACTAGGAAAAGTTCTCGAATTCTTCCTACACGACAAGCATTATGCAGATGACCAGACAGTTACCTACTGCGCATTTCGAAAGATACACCCACACAACCCGGATAGTATGATACGTGTAGGGTTTGCAGATACAGTGGGTGTAGATGAAGGAATTGTGGCTGAATATATCACGACATGCGCGAGAGATGCAATTGCCGTGTTTGAACACATCCGTGACCAGTTCAGGGAGTATTAATGTATATATGAACTAATAAAATAGGATGAGTTGAATAATAAAAAAATGATTTTAATATTTTTATTATTTACACGCTATTACATTATATATATTTATTATAAAGTATTATATATAACGTAATATGGATAAAGGTTCCTCAACAGATTATGTAGAATATACTGTTGAAGAACCTCTCCTCGAATTAGGCGAACTTCACGCCAATCGAGAACAAATTAAAGAATACATCAGGTCCAAACAACTTACCCGGCCCATTACACAATCGGAAGAAGAAGAACCCAAAGCTGGAAAATCCAAAGCTAGACCTGTCGTCCGCAAAGAAGAAAAAAACAAATTCGGCGAAGTATTCACACCGAACAAGTTAATTAAAGATATGCTTGATAAATTACCGAAGGAACTATGGGGCGACCCAACCAAAAAATGGCTGGACCCCGCTACAGGCTTCGCGAACTTTCCGATTATGGTTTATGAGGGTTTGATGGAGGGTCTTGCGGATCATCCGGAATTCACAGACTCAACCGTACGCAGCGAACATATCATTAAGCGAATGCTTTATATGGTTGAATACAACAAGGATAGCTGCAAAATAATCCGACAGAGATTTGGTACCGCTGCGAATCTATTATGCGGTAGTTTTTTAGAACATATTATATTCCCAGACAGTACAACTGAATTCGATGTAATTGTAGGCAACCCGCCATTTAATGCAGACCAGACACATGAAGGTAAAAAAGGCGGAGGCAGCAACTTGTGGCCTGAATTCGTAAATAAATCATTAGATATGCTATCTCATCATGGATATCTCTTATTCGTACATCCCGCGTTATGGAGAAAACCGCCATCTGACCGGGCAAGAACACTGTTTGATAAAATGGTTCATGATAATCATATGTTATACCTAGAAATACATAGTAAGCCTGACGGTTTTAGAGATTTCGGAGTTCAAACAAGGTACGATTATTATGTTATACAGAAGAGACAACCAAACCCGAGTAAAGATTTTACCGTCGTAAAAGACCAAATAGGACAAGAACATCCTTCAATCGATTTATCTCGTTGGCGGTTTCTACCGAACCATAGCTTTGAATTGATAGAACCATTATTAAGCGACAAAAAAGAAGATTATGTTATATTTAGTCGTGGGCAGTATGGTTCGGACAAAGATTGGGTAATAAGTGATGAAAAAAAGAGAGAGAATATAGAAAAAGATCGTGAATATCATGAATTTAAATTTCCGTTGGTCCATTCTACAACATTAAACGGACCTAAAATTTATTGGTCTAAGCGATTGAATGATGATTGTAAAGATTGTAAAAAGATGTTTGGTGTTCCAAAATTGATATTCGGAGAGTCAGGAATAAATACTGTCATTATTGACGATAAAGGTGAAAATGGAATGACGCAAGGAGCAATGGCAATCAAAATATCAGGCCGAGGCCAAGGTGAGATAATGAAAAAGGTCATTGAAAGTGCTGAATTCCACCGAATTTTAGACGCGATGTCATTTTCAAACTTCAGAATCGATTGGCGTATGTTTCTTTATTTTCGACCTAATTTTTACACAGACCCACAATTTGCAACTACGACCCCTTTTGTTAGGCCATCTGTATTAAAAAAAAGAGAAGCCAGAGAACAAGACCTCATGATGGATTTTGTCCAAACTAAAATAGCCCGTGATGATCCGCCAAAAACAACAAAGCCAAAAACAACAAAGTCAAAAACAACAAAGTCAAAAACAACAAAGTCAAAAACACAGTCACCGGTTAGTGAAGGTGGAAGAAAACGAAATTGTCGTAATTGCACGAAACGAAGAAAACAGTATTTAAGATATACAAGAAAAAAGTATTAGTATTACACACCATGCTTACCTCTAATATAATGAATAATGAATATAGTACGTTATCCTACCTACAAGCCATTAACAACAGATGCCATCGTGTCGTCCTCTATTGCCCCCGCCTGCTCTGCATTCGCTGCCGCCGTTCCGAAATCCATCGTCGCCGCCTCTTGTCGCGGTAATCTGTAATCATGTCCCTGGGTGAATATCGCATCGTCAGGCTGGTAAATACTGAATTCGGTGCCGGCGGTCAATCGAAACAAATTTGTGAATGCAAACATCGATAATATTCTCCATGCTGAAACAGAGATGTCACGCAATTCAAGGAACGACCATACAACAGCGTCGCGATGTTGTGCGTCAAAATTTTCAAAGTACAAGAAGATGTCTGAAATGACGAGACGTTCAGCATTAAGTTGTTTCTCTCGGTTGGCTTCAGTATGCGGCTGGTCCATCGTAGTCATGGCATTCACAAGTATAACCGATGTTCCGGTGAGTTTGCAAAGATTGGAAAACCTGGTTTGTAGTTTTCCGCTCGCAACAAGAAATGTCGCAACAAGCTGATTTTGAGGCCCGCGTTCATGGCGACTATATCCCGGAGCAGCGTGTGAATGAGAGCGCTGTAACGGGGATGCGCTCGGTACATCGTCGCTTTGACACATTTCGAGGTCTTCGTCGCCTTCACTCGCTGTTTCGATGTCATCATCGGCGTTGTTGCTGCGGAAATGCGAACGGCCCAATTCAGCATCTTCTTCTTCTTCTTGGTACCTGCGTGCGATGAGTGAAATCATTTGGTTGGTTCTGTTCAAGAAAGCCAGCTCTTTAGCCATAATGAGTGCAAGCGCTGCATTGTCGTGGTGAATGTGATTGTCGGTAAAATCCGACATAGCACGGGAACTTGCAATGTTGGCAGCAACTGACGGAAGACAACCGGAAGTGATGCTCGCGATGTCGCGGCGCTCGATTTCGGCTTCTAACCGGCGGATGTTGGTGAAAATTGGATTTCCATTGTGAAGGTTGTGACGCATGGAGGTTGTGTAATTCAACGCAGAGTATTTGATTTTGTCTCCGTCTGATGTGAATAGCCCTGGAAGATTTGTAATCGCCCTCATAGTATTGTAAATGTCGCCGTTCTTAAGGAATGATAACATGTTGTTCGTCGTCGGTATAGTAATGTGCTTGGTCGCTGTGGTATCATGATAACTTTGAAAAACATTTCAATTTTTTTCATTCACCATAAACCTTATCGCCGGCCGTTCTGTAGATTTGTAAAAATTGTGTAAAAATATATGTAAAATTATATTGTCATTTTACATATAAAGAAGCTACATGGCTAACTATCTAAATGCAGATATAAGTGGTCAAAGTTTTAGTGGGGCAAATTTAAGTGGGGCAATTTTTACGGGCGCCAATGCTACGAATGCCGATTTTACGAATGCCAATGCCACGAGTGCCAATTTTACGAATACAAATATAACAAATGCGATATTCAAAAACACGATTATAACTAGTGCAAATATTAGCACACTCACATTTAGTAATTTACAGAAGGGTCAATTATTGTTACGTTCGACAAATCAAACAATATCAGCAATAAATAATTTAACGTCACTTACTCTACGTGAGTTTCAGATTATACAGCCGGCTGTTTCATCTGATATGATTGCTGCTATACAAACCGTTACAGTAAAAATTCCTAATAGTCAAGGACAAGGATATACGACTTTAATTACGCCTATAATCAATCAACTAGTATGTATATTTGTTGCAACGAACCAGAATATCATAATATCCACAACTGTCGGGAATGTAAAAACAATACGAAGCAATGGTACAGTAATTCAGGATGTAGATAATGCAAATACACCAATAAATTATCTTAAAATAGGAACTTTACCATATCGTGTTACTGTTGGAAACGGTGATGGAGTAATTTCATTGATACCAGTAGATTTGAATGCATATCAGGTATATGGGTCTGGATTAGGGGATATTATTTCTTTAGGGTTTGGTAGTGGTGGAACAGGACCCACCGGAACATTTGGAGCTACTGGACCCACTGGACCTACAGGACGCACAGGACCTACCGGGCCAACTGGATGCACTGGTTCTACAGGACCAATAACACCCGGACCAACCGGGCCAACTGGACCTACTGGACGCACTGGACCGACTGGTCCAACCGGACCAACTGGACCTACCGGGCCAACTGGACCTACTGGGCCAACCGGGCCAACCGGACCAACCGGGCCTACCGGGCATACCGGGCGAACTGGACCCACAGGACCTACAGGACCCACAGGAACTACAGGACCCACTGGACCTACAGGACCTACCGGGCCAACCGGGCCAACAGGACCCACAGGAACCACAGGACCCACTGGACCCACTGGACCAACTGGAACCACCGGGCCAACTGGACCTACTGGGCCAACTGGACGCACAGGACCTACCGGGCCTACCGGGCCAACTGGACCTACCGGGCCAACTGGACCCACAGGACCCACAGGACCCACAGGACCCACAGGACCTACCGGACCCACAGGACCCACAGGACCAACAGGACCCACAGGAACCACAGGACCAACTGGAACCACAGGACCAACTGGACGCACAGGACCGACCGGACCAACAGGAATCACAGGACCAACAGGACCCACAGGAACAACAGGACCAACTGGACCAATAACCCCAGGACCGACTGGACCAACAGGACAAAATGGACCAACTGGACCAACTGGACCAGTAGGGGCGGTTGGAGTGATGGGAACGACTGGTCCAGCAGGTTCTAATATTATATTGTATTTGAACAGAAAAGATAATGCTGGTGTCACATCTATAAATCAACTTTCATTGATATCTGCTACATCTAATTTATTTTGGTCGGAAAGTGCAACAACAATAGCATTTGATGTATCAGCTGTTTCGACTGTAGTGGCAAGTTCATATGCTGGGTTATTTTCATCATTTACACGTGAGAGTTTTATAACTTCTGGATCATGGAAACTTAATTTGTTTGCAAGGAAAAATGCAGGATTGGTTTCACCTATACTGTATAGTGGATTGTATATTGTTTATAAATATGTTCCATCTGGATTTTATTTAAGAACTGGTGGTGGTTCCAACTGGCGTGACTTTATTCCATTGTTAAATCCAGATACAACTAATAATCTTCAAGGTTGGGATATAACAACAACTACAAGTCGATACTTGGAATTTGTGGATGTAAGTTTAAATCCTCAGAATGAAATAGCCAAACAGTTCAGTTATTTTGCAGCTTATTGGTTAAATGCAAATAGATTAAAAACTGGAGATAGTTTGAGTGTTCCACTGTATGCGAATGGTGTAAGAACAGGTGTAAGGTTCGTATTCACTGCTACAGCAAATCAATTTGTTCAACAAAATGGTGTATGGCTTTATACAGTATCTTCATACAAAGGTAAATTGTTATATGTTGGTAGTGATTGGCCTATTGTGAATTCTTATTTTCTATATAATGAACCAGCATTGACACCTCAAAACGATGGTATTTTAGCAGGTTATGCAGATAATCGATTATTTCAGAACTATTCAAGTGGAAATAACGCAACAGTAATTCTTGATACAGTAGAACCAACAATAGTACCACCGGTTACATTACCTCCGAATGTCGTTCAGATTGGTGGGTTTTCTAGTTCTGTGTCGGTAACTTCAACAAATACTGGTGAATACTTTTCAGAAATTTATTTACCACAAACGAATTTGCAAAATTATGGAATGCCATATTTACAAATTCAAATATATGCGTATAATCCTCATACAGAAGCAACTAGTGGAGCCCTTATTACTCAAACTGCCGCTGCATATGCAAATTTACAAATTGGTACAGGCGTACGTGGGCCCACTGGAATAATTGGTTCTACAGGACCAATTGGACCGACTGGACCTACCGGACCAATTGGACCGACTGGACCTACCGGACCTACCGGACCTACCGGACCTACCGGACCGACCGGACCTACCGGACCGACCGGACCTACCGGACCGACCGGACCAACTGGACCAACCGGAACAACTGGACCGACCGGACCTACCGGATGCACTGGTTCTACAGGACCAACTGGGCCAACCGGAACAACTGGGCCAACCGGGCCAACCGGATGCACTGGTTCTACAGGACCAATAACACCCGGACCGACGGGACCCACAGGACCAACAGGACCAACTGGACCAACTGGACCAACTGGACCTACCGGACCAACAGGACCGACTGGACCGACGGGACCGACGGGACCAACAGGACCAACTGGACCTACCGGACCAACAGGACCGACAGGACCAACTGGACCGACGGGACCAACAGGACCAACTGGACCTACCGGACCAACAGGACCGACAGGACCAACTGGACCGACGGGACCAATAACACCAGGACCAACAGGACCGACAGGACCAACAGGACCGACAGGACCAACAGGACCGACAGGAACAACAGGACCGACAGGACCAACAGGACCAACAGGACCGACAGGACCAACAGGACCGACAGGACCAACAGGACCAACAGGACCGACAGGAGTGATGGGTCCGACTGGTATAGTCGGTCCTGTCGGTCCCATCGGTTCTAACATTATATTGTATTTGAACAGAAAAGATGCGTGGGGCGGATCTACATCTATAAATGAACTTTCACCGAAATCCATTACTGCAGGTGATAACTGGTCGGAAACTTCATCAACAGTGTCATACAGTGTATCTGCCGGTTCAACTGTAGTAGTAAGTTCAAATGCCGGGTTAATCTCTGCATTTACAAGTGAAAAATTTTTAACGTCTGGTACATGGAAGCTTAATCTTTTTGCAAAGAAAAATTCAAACGTTCCAGACCCTATAATATATAATTCATTGTATATTGTTTATAAATATGTTCCATCTGGATTTTATCTAAGAACTGGTTTGACCAACTGGCGTGACTTTATTCCATTGTTAAATCCAGATACAACTAATAATCTTCAAGGTTGGGATATAACAACAACTACAAGTCGATACCTGGAATTTGCGGATATAAATTTAAATCCTCAGAATGAAATAGCCAAACAGTTCAGCTATTTTGCAGCTTACTGGTTAAGTGTAAATAGAGCACAAACTGGGGATAGTTTGAGTGTTCCAGTGTATGCGAATGGTGTAAGAACAGGTGTAAGGTTCGTATTCACTGCTACATCAGATGAATTTGGTATCCAACCCGGTGTTGGTGGATATAATTATTTAATATCTTCATACAAAGGTAAATTGATAAATGTTAGTAGTGATTGGCCTATTGTGACTTCTTATTTTCTAAATAATGAGCCCACACTTGTATATCAAAGTGACGGTATTGCGGCGGGTTATGCAGATACTAGACTACAACCGAATTATACGCGATTTCAAGGAATTCACGCAAACGTAATTCGTGATACAGTAAATCCATCAATAGTACCACCGCTTACATTACCTCCGAATGTCGTTCGGATTGGTGGATTTTCCACTTCCGTGCCAATTACTACAACTACTATTTCGGAATACACTACGTATATTAATACGCAATATATAGATATTGCAAATTATGCAATACCAAATTTACAAATTGATATATATGCACATAATCCTCATACGGAAACAGTGGGTGGAAATCTTTATTATCAGCGTTCTTCTACATTTACCAATTTACAGCTTAGTACAGGCATCATTGGCCCAACAGGAATAAATGGACCGACCGGACGAGTTGGTTCTACGGGACCAATAACACCAGGACCAACAGGACCGACCGGAACAACTGGGCCAACCGGACCAACTGGCCCAATAACACCTGGACCAACAGGGCCAACCGGAACAACTGGGCCAACCGGACCAACTGGCCCAATAAC